GGCAATAGCATGAAAATAAGATTACATTTAAATGATGAAATAGTACAGGAACAGGACTTTCCGCTTCCCTTTAATATGTCGGATCAAAGTAAAAAGGAATCTATCGACTTTTATATCCATCGATGTCATTTATGCGGGGGGTTTTATATATCCAAGAGAGAAAAATCAATGTATTGTAGTACAAAACACAGAAACTATGCGCAAAGAATCAAAAGAAAGTAATAACTTATTAGGTTTTTTTATTAAAAACATTTATATATAAATAGGTATAAGTATTATATGAGGTGGTTAAATGAAAATAGAAATATTAAATCCAATACATCCAGGATTCTATGAAAGTATTTTGACTCCATATGATTTTGAGGAACAAGAATATAAGAGTGATGACAGCGAACTCGGAGGTTTTTTATCAAGATGGGACTTAGAAATACAAATAAATTACAAAGACTATAATAATCAAGTTTCAAGCAAAATAAATGACTTCCTTATCAAAACAGTCAATGAAGAAATTAAATCTATCCTCGATATTGAGAACCTACTCGGAAAAAAAATAAAAGAAGACTTAGATAGTCCTAGGTTTTATAATTATGGGACAGATCGGAGTTTTTTCACTGTTGAAGTGGACGAAAAAAATTTTAAACAATTTATTGACTACATGTTTAAAGAACGTCGAAGTGATTTATCAAGCCTAATCGAAGAACAATATACAAGTTGCGACGGCTTCCACAGCTTCTATTCTAATGATATTGAAGAATGGGAACGAAAAAAGTATAACTTTGATCATAACGAACTCCAAACAATTTTCCTTACTCTATTAGATAGAGAAGAAAGTTATTATTATGATGATCTAATAGAAATTGCCAGAGAAATATTTGATCAAATCGAACTATGGTATGAATGGACAAAAAACGGGCAAACTTTTAAATATACTTATTGGGAATTGGAAAAACTCGTAGAGGTGTAAAAATGTATGGAATCATCGAAATTATCGAAAATGATTATTATGCAGTCATTGATAAAGACAACAAATTTAAAACTTTCAAGGAAAAAGAGGAAGCCCATGATTATATTGCTAATAATATCCCATTTGAAACTAAAATAATAAAATTAGGTGATTAAATGTTTAAAATAGGTAACTTGGTTAAAATATCCGAATACAGCGACAATGAAAATTATGATGAATTTAGAGATCAAACACTGGTTATCGTTAAAATATCAACATCTGAATATGATCACCCCGGTTTTGATACGGGAATGGCTGGCCAAGGATTATATGATCTTGAAACTTTAGACGGTGAAGAAGTTCCTTTTAGTCTTTATGACTATGAACTCGAAGAGGTGTAAAAATGGATTATGGAACCTTTGAAAATATAAGAAAAAACGTAAAAATAAATGAAAAAACTTTAATAAACCTCGGAACCTCGAAAGAAAAATATTTTAAAAACGACTTACATAAATTCTACTGGAATGTAGACAAAACCCCTTATCCTAGTGAAACAGTTGAAATCAGCAAAAATCTAGTTTGTAAAACTAAAGACAACGAAATATTAATTATTGAAGCACAAGTGGGCGGTCATTATGGTAAGAAGACCCCAAGTGTTCACGTTAGAGTCGATGTAATAAGTCCTATACTGGTTAGCGAAGCAGAAAGAAGAGCGAAAGAATATTTAGAAGACGGTGAACTATGGAAGATGGCAGTAGAAAACGATAATACTACTTTGGGACTTGATGACTGGGTGGATTATGTTCTATCTGTTGATGGATGGGAGTCACAAATCGATACCTCATTATATGATGAAGAAGTCGAAATTGACGGAGAAGATTATATCTTCGAAAGTTTGGGTTTCGGTGGGTACAGAGAAGAAATATCAAAAGAATTTCCAGAACTTAAACCATTGATAAAACTTAGTTCAAAAACGATTTGGAGAGCGGAACTGACCGATTTAATTAAAGCGAGGTTTATCATAAAAAATAAAATTAAAAATCAAGATGTAGATGCAAGAGTTAAAGAACTGGCAACAGAAATTATAAGAGGTGATTAAATGAAAAAAATAATAATAGGACTATTAGTCATTGCGGTGTTAACCGGTGCGGTTTTTAGTTGCAGTGGTTGGAGATATGATGAAGATGGAAGATCATATTACAATGTATATGATAATAACGGAAACATCATCGAAACCGTTTATATGGATGGGAATACAACAAATGCCACAAACACGACCCCCAGCACAACTAAAAACACAACCACAAAGAAAACCATCCATCTAGATACATATAAAACAACCTAACTTTATCTTTTTTTAATCGATAGCAATAGATTAATCTATTGCCGGTATAAAAAGAGGTGAAAAAATGAGTTATATAATATTAAAATATGATGTAGAAACCTGTATGTGGAATGTACATTCCGAAGAAGACCCTGAAACTGGTAACCTTAAAACTGTCCTTTTAAAAAGTGAAGAAGAAGCCGTTAAGGTTGCGGAAAGTTTAAACAAAGAATATGAAATATATAAATTCATAAGAGATAGTTTATAAGGTGATAAAATGAATTTTGAAGACTGGAAACAAAAATATGGTTTATTGAAAATAGAATGCAAACAACAAGAACCAGAACCCTGGAAGGGGGAAACTGATTTAAGAAACAAATACTTAATCGATGTAGAGTTTAAAAATGGATACAAAGAAACTATTCCATTCTGGGACTCAATATACAACTACCAACAAGGAAAAGAAACCGAAGACCTAAAAGAGTTCACCCTATATTGTCATTTATCCGATGGGCATTTTCTTGCCTCTGAATTCATTCAATGTTTTGAAGAATACAGGGATACTTTGGAAGGGGATAAAGAAACCTATAATGAACTAAGAAGAATTGAACAAAACCTAAACAAATATTTTGATGAGTCCACACTAATTAATATGATGAATGAACTCCAAGATATTTATGATTTTTAGAGGTGAAAAAATGAACTTTGAAGAACAATTATCAGATTTTCTTATAAATAAACATATTGTAGATATTAAAGAATCAATAATAAAACCCTCAATCGAACAAATTATTGATGATTTAGAGGATTATGCCAACTGCACTTGTGAAAGTGAAGAGGAAAGAAATGAAGTTTATAAACAAATAGGGGAATGGGAATTAATTAAAAAAATGAGTTCATAAAAAGAATGATTTTTTTATTACATTCTTTTATATATGAAGAGGTACAACTATTATATGAGGTGAAAAAATGGCACTAAAAGCATACCCAGTGTTAGAAAAAATCATTGATGGAGAAACTTGGAAAAGAACCAGTAAGAACTATTCCTTTTCTCTATACTCATTAAAACCAGAAGAGGAAGAGTTTTTACATAATACACAATTCTATTACTGGTTAAATGAGGAATGCACCGGACAAACCGAAATTAATAAAGAAGATATCTCGGAATATCTCGACACCCTAAGACCAGAGGAACGATTTAGAATTAAAGACATAATCCATATAATTAATAAAGATATGAACTCTGATTATGCTTCATATGAAGTATGTTAAGATATGGAAATGGGGTAATAAAATGACAATCGATAAAGAAATTAAACAACATATGGAAAATTTAGTAAAAATGGAGGAATTTTTAGAAGATAATATGGAAGAACATCCGGAATTTGAAAATATGAATAAAAAAGAAGCAATAGACTATATAATGAAACAAGGGTTTAAAAAAGAATATGCAGAATTGCACTTCGAAGAATTTGAAGAAAAGGACGAATTTGGACTAGTAGAAAAAGAAAATGAATTTGGAATTTTCTGGAAAAATGAATTGATTTTCGAGAAAACAAACCAAAAATAATAGGGAGATGAAAATATGAAAAATGAAAAAAAATTAAATGAAATAGTTAAATGGACAGAAAATATTGAAAATGTCGCTTTCGATTTAGATGCGGAAACCGAGGGTGAAAAAATAAGAGAGCTACACATTGCAAGCACAGCGATAAAATACATTGCCAAGAACGGAACAGATGGATTAGAAAAACATTTAAACAAAAAATACCCAGAGATGTAAAAATGTATATAACAGTAGTATCTGGATTAGAAAATCTCGGAACATTACATCTTAAAGACTCCATAGATACCAATGAATATGACGAAGCGCAAAAAATAATAAAATATACAAGTAGCCCAGAGTATCGGAAAAAAGTTATCAAAAATTTAAATGAAATCGGCTTACAAGCAGAATGGATCGTCATTGAGGAAGTGATCGACCTATGCCCTTAATCGTTAAAATACTAGATGGGGAAACCACTATCTTTCAAAAAGAAATAGAACTCCCCTATGACTTCACCGATCAAAGTACCGGAACTATCAAATATCATCTCAGGAAATGTGTTTATTGCGGGAGTCACTTTATATCAGGACAAAAACAAACAAAACACTGTTCAAACAAATGCCTAGTTTACACTAAAAGACTAAAACAAAAAATAAAAAATTCAGAAGCGAAAATAGAACTCAAAAAAATACGAGAAAAAGAATTTAAAGACCTAAGAAAAAACATGGACTTTCTAAAAGCACAAAGAAAAAGGTGGAAAAAATGACTGCCTTGGTATCTTCATGCAAAGGGCGCATGGCAAAAGATAAAAAGTTTCATAAAATCATCGCCCCCTACATACGAACTTGCATAACTTCGGGCAAAAAACCTTTTGCTTTCAATAAAATGAAGGAAGCCATCATTAAACAACAACCTCACATAGAAACTATCAATATAAAATTAGATAACTCTCATAATATTACTTACATTGTCAAGTTTGTAGAACCTCAGTTCTATATGAAAATTGAAGGAGTTGATCTATGCATACAATTGGAATGCCTGAAACAAATAAACGAAAATATAAGAGAAGATTTAAATTTAGCGAAAAAAATGAAAAAGGTGATGAAATGAGTACGAGATGTAATATAGGAATTTATGAAGAAAAGGAAGAGAAATTAGAAAATCCCGACGTTATATTATACAAACATTCAGATGGCTATCCAGAAGGAACGCTCCCTTTATTAAAAAAATTTATGGAAAACCCCAAAAATGATAGAAACCGATATGACTATGAATATCAATCTGCCTGGTTACTCCATACCCTGATAAATCAAGGTATTGAAGATTCTATTACTTTCGGCTATGAAACAATACACGTCGGCTATGGAATTTGCAAAGAAATTCATGGAGACATTGAATATTATTATGCAATATACCCAGATCGAATTGAAACATATAAAGCCGGTTTTGATCAAGAATTCAAAGACTTCGAACTGATAGAAAAAACAAAAGTATAGGTGATAAAATGAGGTTTAAACAAACCAAAAACAATTACAAAATATTACCTAACATCGGAGAAAACCAAATTGATTTAGAATTAGAATTATCCGCAATGATTGACAACAACTATCTTGGGGAAAGAAAAGAGATAGGAGAGAAAAAATATCAAGAAAAAAAGAACGAACAAATTAAAGCAATAAGAAACGGAGAATATAAAATTGAAATATTTGAAGGCAACAGTCCAAAAGACAGCTTTATCGAATTTAAAATAGATGAAAAAACCTATATTTTATGAAAAGAGATGATTAACATGAAAGGAATAATGATGTCAAATAGAAAATTCGTCGGCTATTGTATAATGTGGTTCCTTATTGGGGTAATCTTTACGTTAATAGCAACAGGGGTATTGAAATGAGATTATTTCAAACCGAAAATATCTATGGGAACGAAATAATAATTGTTTTCGAAGAGATTACAATGATTGAAAAAGGAGATGATTCAGCAACAATTTATTTCAAAAACGGAATCGATACAGAAATCCCAATCGAAAAATATGAGGAGTTCACTGAATTTATAAGAAATAATGCGAAAACGTGGTGATAAAATGGAAGTCGATATAGTTGTATTAGCAGAGGGTGGAATAATAACCGAAGTCAAAGTATTTAAACACACAGAAGACGCAAAAGGCTATAAACAATCCCTTATTGAAGAATATGGGGAAGTAACAGATGAAAGCTCCCATGATATTTTCTGGGTTGAAAGAGAAGTGGAAGAATGATGGAATAAATGTGGAGTGAATAAAATGTTATACGATGTTTGCAGTCAAAAAGACGAAGATTCAACCGTAATAGTCCATAATGTCAATGGTATGGAAGAAGAAAAAGCACTAGAACTAAAAGCAAGAATAGAAAGACAAACCCCTGGCCGTAAAATAGTGTGGATAAGGGAGAGTGAGGTATGAAACCAAACCCAAAAACCAGCAAAAAAGCAATTCAAAAAGCGAGAAGTGTCGTTGATAAATTAGAAAAAATATTAAACACTTTGCATATCAAAATTCCAGAAAAAACCAGAAGAAATCCAGAAAAAGAATCTGCAATTTTTGGACAAGTCTATATAAATTTATTACATTATCTTTCGAGAATTTTTGAATTCTGGGATAAACAAAAAGGAGGATAATATGAACTTAAAACAAGTTAAAGATTTATTAGAGAAACCCCACGAACTCCACAAACAACTGGTGAAAGAAAACCATCTGCCCCCACTTTGCCCTCCTGGGGGCACTTTCACTTTTGAAGAGCCAACCGACCGATGGGAAAGGCTAAAAGCAGGAAAACTTTATGTAATCAATATAGAAAACACATTGATATTTTATGAGGTAAAATAATATGTATCTCTATAAAATCGGTTATCACAGCTTCGAAGAAGCCCCGGATTATGAACTTGAACATAAAAAAAAATACTCACAAAAAGAACTCCAGAAATTAGTAGAAGAAGCAGTTCTCTTCATTCTCAACAAAAAACCATTCAGCCATAGTAGCTTTGAATATCTTTTAAGACCAGTGTGCTGTTACCTCGTAACCTTCAAGGGCTTCAAGTATGCAAATTATGAAGCAACCTATTCAATATTTGGATGGGCATCAATTTTTGATGAAAAAGACTGGGATCAAGAAACATCAGCCGACCTTCAACTTCAAAGTTTACGAAAAACAATAAAAAATGCTGGATATACTGTCTTCAACGATCGAATGCATGAGTCTTGGATACAGAAAACATTTAAAGAGTTGTGTCCAAAACATTATAGAAAATGGAGGTATGGGGAATGAAACCATTCGGAAAATATCTCAATTTAGGAGAAGATGTTCAAACCCTTATTGATTATTCAAGTAAACTCTTGATAATTCAATATGTATTTGAATGGAGTATTTTCTGTAATAAAGTAGCAACCATAGATTGGTTAGAGGTGATATGATGTTAATAAAACACGACCCAGATGAATATGAAGTAAAAAGAGATAAAAATAGTTATGTATTAAAAAAGAGACCACAACACAAAATAGAACAAATTAAGAAAGAAAAAAGAATCAAAGAACTTAAAGACAAAATCATAGAAGGCAAAATTGCGGAAAAAATATTAAAAGAAATGGGACAATAGATTTATATATAAGTCTTTATACATATAAAAATGGTGATAAAATGAAAATAGAAATTGAAGTACCAGCCATAGAAGTCTATAACAAATTAAATAGTGACACAAAAAAAAGATTAGATAAATTAACAGAAGCTTATAACCATTTTGGAGAAACAAAAATCTCCCCAGAAGAATTCTTGGACAAACTAAAAATATCCCCTCAAAACATCAATAATAACGACATAATCAGAGCAGTTACCCACAGTACTGACCAAATGATCCTCGAAAAATCAATGGAACTCGATCAACTCCTAGCACTAAGGGTAATAGAATGAAATTTGAAAGCTATGGTATTGGAATGGCCGAAACCGACGTACAAATGAACCCATCAGAACACAATGAATTTGTAGAAAACATTGAAGCAATTATTGAACAAGCAATAAGTGAATCAAAAGAAGATGTCAAAATCAACAGTGGAGAAGTTACAATAGACCCCAATTTCCGTCTTGTTGAACTAAAAGCCAAAGAAATAATTGAAATAATTGAAAGCACATTTGGATTATATATCGAAAAATATATAGAATATGGGGAAAAGGAGTTATAAACATGGACATATTCCAGATAAAAGAACAAATCAAAAAAAATAAAGAGTTGTTGACAGAAATTAGAAAAGAAGTAGCGACCATACTTGATATACACTTTTCAAAAATGGTGCTATCAACAAACCAAAACACTGTCACAATAAGTGTCCCAGTCTCCCAGGGAAAAAAATATGACAGAACAACTTTCGAGAAATTAAACGAAAAATTTGCAACTACTGACTGGTCTCTTATGATCGAAAGAGGGATGATTGTCATAACCTTAACAAAGGAGGATAAAGATGAGGAAAAAGGGAGTTTTAAATAAATTAGCAAAAATAGTCAACCTCTCTTCTTATAATCTAACTTATTCAGAAAAGGAATTAAGAATAAAAATTCAATCAAAAGAATATCCGCTAACATTAACAAAAAAAACTTTTGTAAAAATCGAAAAAGTCTTTGGTTGTAAAATCATAGATTGGAAAATTGAAGTTGCCGAAGAAATAACAAAAATAAAAATTTCTTGGGAGGAAAAAAATGAGGAAACATTACCTTAATATTAAAAACATAGAAGACCTATTAATAAGAGAGAAAAGACCTCCTGAAAAAGTCGAAGAAATTTTGCTCGAAATTGAAGATGGAAAATATGATGTGGTCGAAAAAGATTTCACATTATATGTTGAAACATTTAAAGGGAACAAATTTGAGGTGGAATTATGATAAGAATATTTGGGGTAGCCCTTATTGTCTCATTGTTTATTCTCCTTTCCGGCTATCCATTATCTGCTATGCAAAATTCAATCGCTCCCGCTGACGGAATGGGAAGTTTTGACGAACAAAATACTAATGAAGGGGAACAAACAGAACAAGAATATAGGGATACTATGGATAAAACATATCCATCTACACCAATACAAAAACAATATACTAAAGCATCTACGGAGAGGTATGAAGGATGAAATCACCAAAAGAACGAAAAAAAATGCAAAAGAAACGGCCGAAAAAGACTAAAGAACAGTTAGCCAAAGAAAACAGTGAATCTATGAAAAAGAAATGGGAAGACCCACAGTTCAGGAAGAAAATGGTCAAAAAAATCCAGAAAAGAAGTCAAGACCCAGAATATAAACAAAGAATGAGTGAAACAATGAAAAAAAGAATAACTGACGAATCAAGAAAAAAAATGAGCGAATCAAAAAAACAAAAATTTGCAACAGATCCAGAATACAAAAAACAACACGTCGAAATGACCAGAAGAACCGCAAAAAAACGTAGTCAAAAAATGAAAGAAAACTGGAAAAACCCAGAAAAGGCATATAAATTTATAAAAGGTCGTTCAGATCACGAAAACGCTCTTCAATATATTAAAACCCATTTTGGAGAGGAAGAGATGTGGAGAATTGAAGATAAATTAATCAGAGGTGAATTAGATGAATAAATTATATACCGAAAGTAGTTTCCAAAAAGACATTAACAATCAAATTAAAAATCTAGAAAGAATTGAAAAAGAAACAGAAGACAAAATCAAACAAATCATGCAATATATCATAATGAGAGAAATGCTCGAAGACCGGTTGGCTCAAATCAAAAAAACAAAAGAGTTCCTAGAACGAGCGAAGATGATGTGATTCTATGGATTTCAAAACCGAACTCAAACTAAGAAGAAATTACGCTAAATATAGGGGTAAACTGGTTTCGTGTACCCCTAAAAATAGATTTAAAGACTATAATGTAGCCTCAATGGTCGCCAGAAACACAAATGCACGGAATAGAGCAAACCATAGATACGAAATAGTTGTACCCTACCACTGCCCTTTTTGTAACTACTGGCACGTTGGAAAAAAATAGATACCAAAAAACTCAGAAGCGTACCAATGGTGATAGAATGATTGGAATAGCAAAAAACAGAGGGATAGAAGAAATTTTCGAAAAACTAAGAATTGTTACTGAAAATAAACAAGATGGAAGAATTAAAAAACTTTCTGCAACAAGTCGAGCACCACTAACAAAAACAAACGAAATCCCTAAACCTTTTAAAGGAGATTCCGTTCTACAAGTAACCTTAAAATCAGATAACAAAGTTGAAATTTTAAATAAAGGAGAAAAAAAGAAAAGTTTCTTCATATTTGAAACCGAAGAGGATGTCAATGCATTAGAAAAAATTTTAAACATTGGTTTGACAAATTAATATGAATAGGTGGAGGATTAATTATGGAACTACCACAAGGATATAAGTTAGACGCAAAAAGTTTAAAAATTAAGAACGGGAAGAAGTATGATGAGATTACAGCATCTGTCTTAGTGCCTCAACGATACCACTACTTAACCCAAGAAGATGTTGAATACATCAACCGAGAATGCATTAAAACCACTGACTGTTTCTACTTGAATAAAAGTATATCGGGTGAGGTATATGCAGTAGCATTTGATGTGGTCAAACACCTCAAAACCAAAAATATCAATGAAGACAAATTTGTAGAAGCAATCCCAGAACGCTTTAGGAAAGCATTAAGAAAATTCAAGGAGAAAAACACATGAATCAAACAATAAATTTCGCCGGCTTTATGATTGCCATAATAAGTGTATTTTTAGCAATGTTCAACCCAATATTCTGGATTTTCTGGATAATTGGAATAATTATGATGATCTTTAGTGATCCGATAGGAGACTTCCTGGATGAACATTCATGAATTTCTTTGTGAACTTATGAAAGCATCAACTGATGGACAAAGTGAAATATTTATAAAAACCAAAACAGGAACCACAATGATAACAAAAATATCGAAAATAGATGATGACATATTAATAGAGGGATAAGATGAAATTCAGAAAAGAATAGTCCATAATATGGAAAAATTCAAGAAAGAAGCTTTCGATTGGGGGAAAAATCATGGATTTTGGGGATTAAAATAATATTCTATATTGTCTGCCACAATAGACACCTTTAAATAATAAGCCACCAACTCTTTTTGTAGGGGATAACAAAGGAACGGATATATCCGTTCACCCCTTAAAATTTATTTTTGATTAAAATGAGAATCTATTTATACCCCGATGAATATTTGCGTGGCTATTGGGACAGAGATCTACTTGAATGTACTTGGAATGAAATAAGATATCTACGTTCTACTTCTATGTTAGCCCATATTAAGCCTCGTTTTCAATATACTTAGGTGATTTTATGGACAAAATAGAAGAATTAAAAAAAGAAATCCAAATACTAAAACTTGAAAAAGAAGTCGAACAATTAAAAAGAGAAATTGCAGAACTAAAAGCCCGACCTATTTATACATATAAACCCGATTGGACTTACTACACCCCAGACCATACTTACAAAACTACCCCTTGGCACTCCACTTGTAAAACTTATATATAAGTTTTTCGTAAGTTATATATAGGATAAACACCCTATATTTATATGTCTTTCGCAGCCCATGTCTAGAAGTTTCTACCACTCTCTTCCTTCTAGATGTGGGTATTTTTTTTATCTAAAAATAGCAAGAATACTCCCATCTTCTATAAGTGGGAGAAGTTCATTTTTCAATTAAATCATAACTTAAATCAGTAATACCGACCTCACGAAGGACTCCTAAAATATCCTTCATTGTTTCTTCGGTTATTTCACGAGGAATATCCTCCGCATTGATAACTTCGCCAATATATTCTGCCCACTTTAGAGTGAGAAAAGTCAGGGCATCTTCAAAATCCATTTCATCAATTAATTCGGAAATAAAAGAAGTTATTAGCATTTCTGTAAGGTTCATGAATTTACTATTATGTCTTATCTAATAAAGGTTATGAATCCCCAGTTTTATAAGGGGTATTCAAACAATAAAATATCAAGGAGGTGAAAAAATATCAGACACACCATACCCAGTAATAGAAGAAGAAAAATTGGATAGAGAATATTTACAACACGAAATATTCGAATGGAAGAATATGATTTATATGAAAACATCAGACCTTCCAATGGAGTTCTTTGTCGTCGATAAAAGTATAAAAATAGTGAAAAAAATAGAGATAAAATGGGACAAAGATAAAGAAATATATTATGAGAACAAATCGAGAAGAATAGGAAATTTTGATTTTGACGAGATTTACAAACTAGGATCAATAGATGACGACTTCACTCCAATCTATTCAATTACTGTAAAATATGGGATAAAAAACCAAACCGCAACCTTCAAAGGAACCATTGATGAAATTGTTGGAAAAATAAAAATGCATGGTGGCCTTATCTATCAAACCAGGGAAGCATCTGACCTTATTCAAAACGCAATTATATTCGCAAAAAAAACATTCAACTTGATCACTAAAGAAGAACCACCTTACCCAGGGTTCTTCCACATGAAAGGTAAACTTATATCCACCGTTGAATATAATTACCCAAGTGCCACAGAAATACGCGAAGCAATCGAACTACTGCATGAATTATCAAAGGAGTATGAAGAATTTAAGTATGGTCTGGGGTATGTCCTACACTGGCAAATCATCGCACCATTTTCATTTGTCAAAAAACAAAAAGGTAACTCTGACAAAGTAGGTGCACTATACCTATATGGAAGTTCCAGAGCTGGAAAAACAACAACTGCCCAACTCTCTTCACACATATGGGGTAGGCGACTACAAGATTGTTTCGTCGGAGCCGGTGAACTGCACTCAGAAGCAAGTTATGGTAAAAATATCTCAGAACACACATTCCCCGTAGTGCTCGACGAAGCCGAGAGGATATTTAACCCACGGAATGAAGGACTGGCATCAGTATTCAAAAATAGTGTTCTATATCAAAATGCTCGTGGCCGGTACAGTCCAGTAACAAAAACCTACGAAAATATCCCAGCACTATCAGCTCCAATAATAACATCAAACGCCAGCCAACCAACAAACGCCGCACTAGGGGGAAGAATGCATAGTATCGAATATATTATGACCAGACCCCGAAGCAAAGAAGAAATCATGGAATTCAACCGAAAATTTGACCCAGAAAACGATAACGGCCCACTGAAAGCATTAAACTGTCTAGGTGCATTTGCTGCCAACTATGTAATGGCCAACCCGGAACTAATAGACGAACCATGGGAAAAATTAAGCGAAATACTCTGGGACGCAATCTATGAATACGGATCCACCGAAATGCCAGACTTTATGGTAAACTATGGTGGTGAAACCGGACTTGAAGAGGCTTGGGAGGAAGAGGAAGAAGAATTGTCCTCCAACTTCAAAACCTTAATCCTTCGAAAAGCAGATTGGGGCAGTAACTACGTCAATGGTGAAGACCATACAGAACCAACCCTCGAAAAACCATTAACTATGGAAGATAGGGTAAAAGATGTAATCCTACACAACAAAGAACCTTGGCTAAATTACCACGTTCCAACACGAGGAATAAACGCTGGCAAACAATTTGTAGAGATAACAGCGGGAATAAGCCAAGAAATGTATAAAGAATATGGAATCAAACCGTCATTGAAAATATTATGCAATGAACTCCATGGAGAAATTGCAACAATCAAAGACAAATTCCAAAAATCTTCTAAAGTTGCCAGGTGGGAACTTAAAGATTTCTTGGGACTATTCCAACAAAGAGAGGAATAATTTTTCCTCTCTCATATTTTTTAATCTACCATATTTTTTTCTTCTCTACCTCATATTTTTTTACTCTACTTTCTAAAAAATTTACTTTTAACTGATTCTAACTCTTTTTTTACATTATAACCCCATTATATTCTTTCTAATTTTTTACTCTACTACTCTACCAAAATTTTGCCCAAGATATATACCCCCCTACTATAATTTACAATTATACAAATTCCACCACTCGCGCGCGTATCGCATATATATATAAATATTATAGTAGATAAAATATTATTATTATTATTAGGCTGTCATTCGTAAAAATAAGAGTTTTCTTGGTCTCAATTCTCTACTTTTTGCAAAAGTAGATTAAATTTTTTTTGGTAGAGTAAAATCGGATCTGTGCTAATATCGGGCCTATTGTAATTTAGCGGGCCTGTTGTGCTCTGTTTAGCTACTTTTTATTGGTAGATAAAATCATTTATATACTACTTTACACATATCATTTTCTATGTATTATCTAAACTTAATTACCCATTCCCTGAAAAAATTTTTAACCGACCCCACCGAAGACGCTCCCATACTACTCTTTAGACCAGAACAAATAATTAGTTACGATAGCGAAACCCGGTTCTGGGAAGTTATCTCATGGCAATTCGAAATCACCTTCTTTTTTATAGGGAACAAATTTGATCAAAGAGAAAAAGAATTAGCAGTCACAGTGAAAAAATATGATACCAAAAAAATTATATAAATCAAATTGGTGGGGAAGGCTCCACTCCTACGACAATGGCATCTGGATTTTTGAAATCCCAATCGACAAAAACTACTACCTAAAATGTGAAGGATACGTAACCACTGAGATATTTAGAAAATTAATCAGTGAGGTCCCCATGTTTTATACTAAAAAAAAAGTCGAAATAAAGGATAGTTATACATCCCGTCCCTTTTGTACCATGAAAATATTAGGAGCCTGGACAAATGAATTCACTATACCAACGAATCAACCTCATAATCCCACCGGAAAGAATACAATACTACAATAGCCAAACCCGGTTCTGGATAATCAGCTTCCCCTGGGAAAAAATAAGTTTCTTCTTCGAAGCCAAAAAAGTAAAATATGATGGAGAGTTCCACCTCACCATGCGGAACCATATGAATGAATTAGTCTCCCGCCCATTCGAATTCCGGGTGAAAAAATGAAAACACATTATCGTAGTCATTGGGAAAAAGTAATTAAAAGAAATGGTTGGTATAAAGTTCCCCTGGAAGATATTATTTATTATGATAGTGAAAGCCCCCTCTGGTTGATAACCTCCGGGACATACACAATATTTTTAATTGGATACGGGGAGAAATATATAGCTTATGGTAGGGAGTGGATGAAAATAACTCCGAGGCAAAAAAATGGAAATACCAAGAACAATATTAAACAAGGAATGGTACGGATCGCTTTATTCTTATGAAGACGGAATCTGGACGTTTAAAATTACTTTTGACCCACGAGGATATTTTCTAAAATGTCGTGGGATGGTAGATCTAAATATATTAATAGCCCCGGGTAACCCAAGGGGGCAATCTTTCAAGATTTATACCACAAATTCATTTGTCCGGGTTAAAGGAATAAATGGGGGTCCAATTTACCGTATGAAACTTTTAGGGATTCGAGAATTTGAAGAAACAAAAACGGTTTCACCTTATCCATGGAGGTTATGTATGAACGCTTTCTCTTTATTTTATGATATATGAAACAAATTTTTGGCAACTAGATCAAGGATTTCTGAGAATCACTTATTCTTTTTTGGACGAATATCGTGGTTAAACGGGAAAGATAGATATAAAATTGAGGCAAAATAAAAACACTTAAATAGGAAAAAAATAAAGGATATGTATGAAGCTCGTTATATCTTGTTGGATATTATAAACGGGTATGCTAAACGATGGTCGAATGAATAAGAGGTGAATAAATGATAGAATTCAATAACGGGTTTATAACGGCAATGGGGTTATTTTGTAACCATGGATTTACCCAAGATAATTATTCCGGAATTGAATTATATGCCGCCAAAGATCACCTGTTAAGTATGGATTTCCCAGTGGAAGATGAAGAATTAAAAGATTTAGTCCAAAGTATTTATTCGGCAAACAATCATTGTTTTGCTCGGAACTTTGAAAATTTTTATGAAGATTCTTTTCTATTTGAACAAATGGCAAAAAAATTTAATCAATATGCACAAACCGACGAACTTTCAATTACAATCGATGGAAAGTCTATGCTTCCCCTTGAAATACTCGAGTGCTTGCCGAGAATGGACAAAACGAAATATGGCCTCAATGTGGTGGTGAAACATTGGTAGCAAGTGATGTTGAAATGATGACATTAGTAGATCATTATCTAATGGATAATTATGCGATTAGAAAAATAGAATGGGACACCGCGACGGAAGAAATATTGTTGGAAATTAATAACATTTGGGAAATCAAAAAACCTTTCACAACATATAAAATTCATAAATCTAAAATAGATTTTGAATCACAATTTTTAGATAATCCGGCGAATTTAATAGGAAGAAGAGTCGCCATCCTAGAATCTAGATTCCAATTTTTAAAAGATTTAATTGGAAAACCTAGAAATGCAAAAAGAATCAAACTAGAAGATTTTGGAGGAGGATTTATATGGAAGAGGATGTAATAAGGCCGTTGTACGCAAATATGTATTCATACGAAAGCGATAATAAATGGGTGTTTACAATATCAATGGAGAACTATTTTTATAAAATTCAAACCAGAGGGATAGTCCCACCATTTATCCTAAGAAACAAAACAATGCCTCCCAGCTTTCGGGTTGGCTCTGATTTTGTTGTACGAATTTCAGAAAAATGCTTAGAAATTCAACCACTTGGAGAAAGAAACACTATGCATCATTTTGACCCAGATAGGCCACTCCATAGGTTAGACATAATAAAGCTTGAAAGAATTGATAGTGGGAGGGATTGGCCATTAGAACGGAGTTAGTGGGTAAATTTGTGATCGGATCTGTCGCGGGTCTATTGTTGGCTCTGCTTCTCTATCTTTCTTTTTCCCTTTGGAAAGAAATCCTTTTCTTCATCTTCATCTTTACCATTTTCATAACGAGTATGATGAGATCTGAATACTTTGAAGGTAAAGGATGGAGTAGAGAAACCGCACTATTCTATTTTATGATAGTCGGAATCGCCGAAACATTTATTATATGCATAATATTCTGGGGGTTTTAAAATGCCAGGAAAACACGAAACACTAAAGGACTTAATAGCATATTCACCATGGTTTGCGAACCTATACTCATACGACGTAACCGAAGGAGAATACATATTCAGTATCTACTTTAATGAAAAAGAAATAATATTCCTAAAAGGATCCAGCAAAGAATTTCCAACCATCAACATGCCCGGTGACATCAATAATCTACAACGTCGTATTAGCTGTGGATACGAACTTCGAGTAAATCATAACTATTTCGAAATAAAAGCACTGAGTTCGGGGATTTTCGGGAGGATGAGATATTTAGAAGGTAAAAATGAACTCGTGATGGAACTTAAAGGAATATGGAAAGCAATGGGAAGTCCATTCCTGGACAAATGGACATATACGGAGGAAATATGATAGAAACCGCTGATTTATGTCAAACGGGATCCCTTAAAAGTCCATTACACTTTGGACCCATGCCTTATCGTGTTCGATTTATAAATTATGATTCAAACAGTCCCAACCAAATAACTTATTGTATTTATGCTTATCATCACAACATATTTTACACAAGCGAATTCAATTCCGAACTACCCACACACATGCAACTACGGAGCGATGGAACAATAAGAGTGGGCAATACGATAACCAAACTATTAAAAATTGAATGGGAAAGGGAGACATATTCTCAGATTTTTTCCTAGATGGATTAGGATCAATAATAAATGCTCGAGTTTTTCGAATACATAGAGGGGTCGGAATTTTTTCCGATTTAAAAATAAAATACATAGAGGTAGTAACATGAAACAAGCAATAGTAGTCAGGAAAGATCTAAAAATGGATTGTGGAAAAATAGCCGGACAAGTAGCTCATGCAAGTGTAAGAGCATTATGGTTTCTAGAAATTGAATATGGAGAAAAAAAGGCACAAGAGATGCTCGACAAATGGGCCGAAGATGGGGAAGTTAAAATTATTCTAAAAGTCAGATCCGAAGAAGAAATATTACAAATAAAAGAAAAATGTGAATCATTAGGAGTACACAACGCTTTAGTTCATGACACTGGGAAAACACAAATTAAGCCCAACACCCTAACAACTATTGGTATCGGTCCAGACGAGGATGAAAAAATAGACGAAATAACGAGGGGATTAAAATTACTATAACAAAACTCAATAACAAAGGTTTCTTTGGTCAATTACATGAATACAAAGCCCCAGAACAAGACTTTATAATATCGATTACCTGTCCTCATCATGGAAAAAAGTTTTATTTGAAGGGTCATGGTTCGATTCCGTACCAAGATGTGTATGCAGTTATTGTTCATGGAAATTCGGTTCTTTTATATGATGATGTTAATCATTTTAGTGATGGAGAGCAATATTCATTAAAGCAATGTTGGGAGGAGAAAATATGAGACTCAATATGCCAGAAACGATGAAAGAACATGTTTTAAATAGAGAAGAATCTGTAACAGATTACATCAATAATCTTGTTGAGTGTATGAAATATTATAGACCATTCAGTGGTTCTATTCTCTTTAATGGAAGATATGTTTCTGCCCATACCGGTCGTGCTTGGGTTACATTTAATTTAAAAGAATCAAACAGGCAAACTTTATATCAAATAAGAGGTTATAAAGACATTTATGCCAGCAACCTTCGTTTATTAATTTTATCGGATATGTATCAAAAAACAATACCACAACAAGATTCCCCCTATTCAAAATATTTAGAAAAAGTTTTAAAAGCAGAAATCGATTTGGATACAATAAATGAAACTTGTGATTTTGAATATGAAATAGCAGAAGAACCAGCCGAATATGCGAAAAAGGTTTTAAAAAAGAGGAACTGGACAAAAACAGAAAATTCTTTCCCCACTATTTTTCAAATTCCCCAAGATCCAATAAGATGGAGTAGGATTGGAAGAAGCCGTTTCATCCCTATTAAGCAAAGAGATTGGTATAATAGGACAATACCCTGGATTGCTCGTTTACATAGAAGTGGTTTTGGTTTTGTCCATAAATCATCCGTTTTAACTTCTGAAACCCATTTAGATAGCTACCAAAGGGAAATGATTCGGGGAGATTTGAATCTTACCGGGGTTTGTGAATCATTTACTGGTGTTGATGGTGGAGTTTTACTTAAATATCCAGAGCTATTAGAGAAAGATTTCACGAGTAAAGATGGCCCAACTCTTAAATGGGGAGAAGAAGAGTATTATACTTTGGAAGGACATTTTATACCGGAAGAATGGTTTTGGGATCCAGATAAAATTACAAAAAAAGACATTTTATCAACAAGAGATACGGAACGCCGAAGAGTTCTCGTGGACCATATCGGATTAGAGAGGTTTGCTAAAATATTGGAGCTCGAGGTTGTAGATGAAGGAAAGTATGCCAAATTATTGAGAAGTCAAGAGGATCATAGCGTATATTTAATTCAAGTCGAATGTACCAGTACCGGCCGGCAATATCATCTTGGTTTTCATCCAAGACTTCTCCCCCATGGAACGAAACCAACCGCGGATGCGGCCCTAGCTTGGACTTTTGGAATGACAGAAGAAGAATATAAACCGACGGTGGAAACATGAGATGGTTTTATATCGAATTAGTTGCCTATGACAGTAACGGGGTCCAGACTTTTTTTCGCGCTAGTTTTGGAGAAATAAAAATTAAAATTCGATTAATAAATACTCCAAATTTTGGTTTTGGTAATACGTTGGATTATTTTATAAAAAAAACAGGGCATGGAACTTTTCTTTTTTCGGAGGACAGTTCTTCAGATTTTCCATTAAAGGTAAGAAAACAAACCGAAATACGGATGGATGATATTGAATTTGAAAATGAAAAACGAGTATTAAGAATATTGGAGAGTTGAGTATGAAACGACATCAAGAACATTGGAAAAAGAGACCTGAATGGGTTGAAAACAAGAAAGAACTATCAATATCGGCAAAATGTACTTCGAGGAGGACGAAGAATGAATAAAGATATAAAAACGATATGGACGATTGGGGGAATTTTGCTTGTGTGTTTTTGTATATTTGTGTCTATTAGTGGCTGTATCGACAACTCATCTACAACCCCTATCAACAACTCATCTACAACCTACCAAAAAAATATAATAGTATGCCCAAATCCAGAATGCCCACTACACGACCCCAATAATACAGATGATGGGAACTATGGCACAAGAGGAAGACATATTGATATGGAAGTTGGTGATACGACAGCAGGGGGGACAAAAACCGTTTATTATCTTTGCCAAGAGTGTGGAGAATCATGGACAGGATAGAGATATGAAAGTTAGATATAATAAACATTATCTTAAAATAGCATTAAAAACACCTATATCACGCTTGGAAGTAAACAAACACCACATCATACCATTACAATTCATTGACAATTCTATGACAATAGACTTACCATACAACCTCCATAACAGCCTACACAAAAACTTTAGCAACTACCAATTACTAACTGACCCTATTGGATGTCTGATTAAATGTATTGAACAACGAAAACCAAAGATTAAGGAAAGTTTAACCCTTGGGCACTTGTTAAATAAACAGGGGATTAAATTGATGGATAAACCTCGGTTGATTTCGGACAAAGTGTTATTAGGGTTGATTAAAAACGGTTTCGCATATAACATAAAGGAGGGATAAAGATTATGAGTGAAAAAGATGTAGAAGGCCATAACATGGATTATATTTATTGTAAACAATGCAGAAGCAAAATTAACGTAGCACCACTCAAAGACATTAAAATATGGTGGGGGAATATTCATTATTTGCCATACCCCTTAATAAATATGTCGATACTTATATAAGAGGCGAAAAGTATATAAAGAATAAAAGACAAGGTGTATTTACATGAAGTTTGAAGAACAAAAAAAAATAATCATCGAATTAGTGCAAAGTGGGGAAGAACCCGAAAAGATTGCTGATGAAATAATGAGAAAAATCGTAAATCCCCTAAAGAGGGAACATGATAAAAAGGTTATCGATTTAGAAGGAAAATACGAAGCCCTCAAAGACGAATTTGAAGACCTCGAAGAAGAAGTTGACGAGGGATAAATAGTAAGGTTTATAAGTAATGAATACCAACAATAAGATGTGGGGTGAATATATTTCATAGAGACCACTCCCAATTAAATGGTGAAAAAATATTCACTCCCATCACCTCTTCACAAGAAGGGGTCAAACTCATATCTTATCATATGAGAAACAAAACGAGGTGAAATGAATGATATTAAGACATGGAGACGTAATGCTAGTGAAAATCGATCAGCTTCCCAAAAAGGAAACCCTGAAAAGGAAAGCCGACAACGTTCTAGAATACGGTGAAGTATCTGGCCACAGCCACCAGCTAGTTGGCCCCGAAGGTGCAATAACCGTGTACAGTGACACCGAAACCGAACAAACTGCTGACTACGTTGTTATCGATGCTGACCAGCTTACCGCTCCCGGTGAAACCGTCAAACTGATCCACGAAGAACACAACACCATCGAACTCGAACCCGCCGTCTACGAAGTTCGTAGGCAGAGAGAACTAAACCCTTACGATCAGGCTGTTCGACAGGTAATGGATTAAGGCGGTAGAATGTGGAAAGTAGAGCGTACTAAAGTAACCGCTCGTGCCGTTGAGGATTCTCGGTCTGGGGGCAGAACCCAGGCCGACATCCGCCTCGATATTGTAATGAGAGCAAGCGGAGAAGTTTTTAATCTTTGGAGAATTCTAGCAGAAACGAGAAAAGCCGGAACCAGACTCCGAAGAATAGAACTAAATAGCGAAGGGCAACTACACTGTGAAACCGGACCTGCTGTTGTCGTTGAGGGTTTCGATCCAACCAAATTTACTGATTACGAAGTAAAACCAAAATGGTATTACCTACAAGGTTTTGAAGTACCAGCAATTTTTATCGAAGACCCTGATAACATCACAATGAAAGATATTCAAGACATAGAAAACGCTGAAGTTAGGCGAATTGTCGTTGAACACATTGGGAGCGACCGGTTTGTCAAAGTCTTAGACCTTGAAGAAATCGATAGAAAACAAATGGATAATGGCCAAATCGTAAAATTACTCCGAACCAGAGAATCTGACAGTATGGCACGAAGCAAAATCCAATTTGTCCAAGTCGAATGCACAAGCACCGGAAGACAGTATCACATCTGCGTGCCTCTATTTGATGACGATAGAGTCCCGATTGAGGATGCACATACCGCTGTTGCCTGGACATTTGAAATGGATAAAGAAACCTACCGACCAACAGTGGAGACCTAAGCCTCCACTACACCTTTTTGATCGAATATGAAGATTGAATTCCATATACCAATACTAATAACCTCAGTTGACTCCAAAACAAAAAAGGTATTGGTATTTGGATTCAAACATTTTCAAGAAAAATCTTTAAGCGAAAACCCTCTTTTTTTCTTATCAGCGAAAGATTTTGTATTTGAAGATTTAAAAGTTAAAATTATTAGCAATAAAATTGTTTGCGAAAAAGAGGGATTTCCAGTTCTTGTTTTAGATTGTGAACAATTAAATTTTGCCGTTAAAGACTCTCGAGATCTTTTGAAAAAAATTGAAAGAAATGGGTTTTATCGAAGAACAATACAACAAGAATATTCTACCAACTACGGCGATACTCTTTTCTGAATTTTTCTTCTACTTTTTTTAAATATAATTATATTATCTAAAAATAGTTTTAATGATGTGTAAATAAAGTAATTAATTTTATATAAAACAATAGTATTAATATTATTAGGATATATATCATATCATATTTGAGGTGTAATTTTAATGAATACTAAACATATAATTAATATCGGTAATTCACAAAATTTAAAAGAGGTTCCTGATGAATCTGTTAATCTTATTGTAACTTCTCCCCCATATCCAATGATTGAGATGTGGGATGAAATTTTTGGTAAATTAAATAATAAAATTACAGAAGCATTAAACAATGAAGATGGTGTTAAAGCATATAATTTAATGAATGAAGAACTAAATAAAGTATGGTCCGAAGTAGATAGGGTCCTTGTCTCTGGGGGAATAGCTTGTATTAATATTGGAGATGCAACAAGAAAAATCGGAAAAAACTTCCAATTATATTCTAATCATTCAAAAATAATTAATTATTTTGAATCAATGGGATACCAAACACTTCCAGATATTTTATGGAGAAAACAAAGTAATAAACCTAATAAATTTATGGGTTCTGGAATGTTGCCTCCGAATGCTTATGTTACATTGGAACATGAATATATTCTCATATTTAGAAAAGAGGGTAATAGAGAATTTAAAAAACAAGAAGAAAAAGAAAATAGGAGAGGTAGTGCTTATTTCTGGGAAGAAAGAAATAAATGGTTCTCTGATGTGTGGGAAGATGTTAAAGGAACTTCACAAATAATTGGGGATAAAAAATTAAGGGATAGGAATGGAGCTTATCCTTTTGAATTAGCTTATCGTTTGATTAATATGTATTCTGTTAAAGGAGATACAGTTTTAGACCCATTTCTAGGAACTGGAACTACAACTATATCCGCTATTGCAAGTGGTAGAAACTCTATTGGATACGAAATTGACCCAAATTTCAAAGAATTTATCACCAAAGGTATTTTGGATAGTAAAGAATCAACTAATAGATATATTATTGAAAGAATAAATAAACATGTTAATTTTGTCAATGAAAGAGTTAAAGAAAAAGGTCCATTAAAACATAAATCAAATATTTATGACTTTAGTGTTATGACTAGTCAAGAAAGAGAATTATCTTTTTCATTAATTAAAGAATTAACTATGGAAGAGGAGGATATAATCGCTAAATATGAGGATTTATCTTCAGATATTCTAATTAAAGAAGTTTTTGAAGGGCCGAAATCAAAACAAAATGACTTTTTAGATGATATCAAATAAGTTTGGTTTGATTTTGTTTCTTATAATATATTTTTAAATATTTGCTTCCCCTACTTCCTTTATCATAGTAAATAATTTCACATGGGATATTTTCAGGTAATGCTACATGGTGATATAATGGTGTATACAACAATCGAACTTTTCGCAGGTGCTGGGGGTTTGGCATTGGGCCTCGAAAAGGCAGGAATTAAAAACAAACTTTTAGTAGAGATAGATAAAGATTGCGTCGAGACATTGAAAATGAACAGACCACATTGGAATGTGGATCACAATGACATAAAAGATGTGAGTTTCGAGGGTATGGAAGCAGATATTGTCACCGGTGGTTTCCCCTGCCAAGCATTTAGTTATGCAGGGAAAAAGATGGGGTTCAAAGATACTAGGGGAACCCTTTTTTTTGAATTTGCTCGGTGTGTTAAAGAAGTTAAACCAAAAATATGCATGGCAGAAAATGTAGAGGGTTTACTCCGCCACGATAAAGGCAGAACTATTGAGGTTATGTTTAAAGTCCTCAGAGATTTTGGTTATGATGTAAAGTATAAAGTTTTGAATTCAGTTAATTTTGGAGTGGCTCAAAAGAGGAAAAGGCTTATTATTGTTGGTACCCTCCCCGAAATTGAATTTGAATTCCCTAGAGGAAGTAAAAAAGTCATAACTGTTAAGGATGCTCTCAAAGACGTTCCTGACTCCCTAGGGGTTACATACCCTGAACGTAAGAAAGAGATATTAAAACTCGTACCGCCAGGAGGTTCATGGGTTGACCTGCCTGAAGATATCCAAAAAGAATATATGGGCAAAAGCTATTACAGTAGCGGTGGCAGGAGGGGGATGGCTCGAAGAATTTCGTGGGATGAACCTTGCCTCACACTAACGACATCTCCATGCCAAAAGCAGACTGAAAGGTGTCATCCCGAAGAAACAAGACCTTTCACAATTAGAGAATATGCCAGAATACAATCTTTCCCTGACGATTGGCAGTTTGCAGGCGGAATTTCATCCCAATATAGGCAAATTGGAAACGCTGTGGCAGTAAAAGTTGGTGAATCCTTAGGAAAACAGTTAATTAAAGCATTGGAATCTGAAGGAAATAAAAAAGAAGTACAACTCTTGCGTCGATAACATCCTGGTCATTGATTTCTATAAAAAACATAAGCTTTAAATACTTAAAAGTATATAATATTATTCACGGCACATAGCAGAATGGAGGTGACAACATGTTGTCAGAAAAAGAAATCAACGCAGTTATGCACGTATTAAACAAAGCAATTTTTTCTTTGAGAGAAATTAGGAAAGTTATCAGTGAAGATAAAACTGGCTTAAACACTGAATATGCTATCGCCGAAACATATATCCAACAAGGTAGGTTAATGGCGATGAATGATTATCTCACAAAAAGAATTGCTCTTGAGGTTGGCGCCGACGTAAAACAACGTATTTCAGTTAAAGAACTCGAAAAAGCAAGTAAAGCAGCGTTGCTTGGTTAAGGATTCCAACCCGCTTCTTTGCTTCTCATAATCATGGATTCAAACGTGCTACCAAGTTCATGAACGGTAGTTTGTCCATTTTCCATTTCATGGAGGGTTTTGAGTATGTTATGAAGGCCATCTACGGCTTCGTTTACGGCTCTCCAAATTTCATTTTTCCCTGCTTCTAAAGCCATTCCCCTTTGTACTCGAACAGCCTGAGCTAAAGCTAGTTCGGACATCATTTCTTGTGGATCGACCCCTTCTTCATAAATGACCATTATTTCTCTTCTTTCTTCTTCGGTCATTTTTTTTGTTATTGCAGTAATTAGATAACCAGGACTTGCTGAGCTCCCATCTCCGGTTTTATGTTGTCCTTTTGAACCGGACATTTGGGCTCTGGTAAAAGCGGGGTCTTTATAAAGATCATGTGTATATGCTAATCTTTCTACGTCAGAAACAGATATTAAAAATTGTTTTGCTAAAATATCATTGGATACCATGGGATAGATTCGTTTAAATTGTTCTACTTCCTTTGTATCGAGATCATTTTCATTTCTCTTTTTTTTATAAGATTCCTTTTTTTGTAACTGTTCTTTAACATCTACTAAGGAAAGATTCGTCTTTTTTAACATATACCAATTCGTACATATCCTTATTATTTAAAGGTGTCGGTGGTTTTATAAGACGTTAACGCACAAAGTACAATCAAGTACAAAAATAGGAAGTGAATGTTCATGAATGAAACAATAAAGAATTTGGCAATAAAAGCTAATATGACCGAATCCGAGGTTGAACAGCTTTATATTAAAACAAAGGACGAATATGTTGGAAGGGGTATACCAGAAGACAAATTAGAATCTGTTGTAACGGCCCGAATGCAAACCTTTTTAAAGAAAAAATTTGCCGTTACCGGATCTGACGGAGTTAAGGTTCCAGCAATGTTCCTTGGTATGAATAACACAAGAGATTGGGCCAAATATCATGTAGATAAAATAAAAAAAGACATGGCCAATATGAGTAAAACAGAAGCAATTAACAAGGGATACATAAATGAAAAAGGCGAATACTTATACCAAAATGGAAATAATCAAGGAGAACCCATTCCCGAAAAGAGTTGGCAAGGGACCGCTTTCGGAATAATTGAATATAAAGATGAAGTTCGTTTTACAACTTTCAGGCTTTATGGTGATCCAGCGGAAAAAGGATTACCATTGTTTAAAGCTTGTACTGCCATGGTCAAGTTACGAGACAAAGCTCCCGAAGGAGAATTCGCAGTTACAATGAATAGCATGCCTTTTGATATTCCAGATGCCTATGTGAATTATCATGAGTATTCACCTTTTGTTACAAAAACCCGGAAAAACCAAGTTATTACTCCGCTGAAAAAAATTGAAGAATTTGCGCACAAAATGAGCGATAGTGGGGAAAATGATAAAATTTATGGAAACTGGGCAATTGTAAAAGGGAACATTGTAAAACTCATACCTGCACGAAATGGTTCAATCGGAGTTGTTATTGATGATGACTCTCTAAATCTCGATAGTGATGAAGACGAAGTGAAAACTTATACTATTTGGTTTGGTAAAGAGTTTGATATTGATTTCGTAGAAGACGCAATAGATGTAACTTTCGTTGTGAACACGCGGATTGGCCGAGACAATGGCAAAGTATTACTGAACGGAATGGGCTATTGGGTAGATGAATGGTTCCGGAAACAGGAAACTCCAGAAATTCCAGATCCACAAGCACCATGGGGATAAATCCCCATCTTTTTTAGGAGGAATAATTAATGGCTGTTTTTAAAAAACAAGAAGAATCCATAGAAGAGGGAAAGGATGAATATTTGAGTAAGATCGAAGCTCAATTTACTACAAAACCGGAACCGTTAGGGCGCACCCCTTTAAACATGTTGTTCACAGGATCTTCAACAACTGGTAAAAGTTCTACCGCGTTAAGCTATCTTCGATTCATGAAGAAAGATGAAGTGATGATGTATATAGACCTCGATGCTGGCGCAATGGAAAACATAAGTGAATATTTCCAGCAAGAATATGATAACGGACAAATACGTCACTTTAATCCAATCGAAAAAAACAAAAAAGGGGAAGGAAGAAGAACCGCATCATTTAACTATGATAAAACAATGGAAAATCTTCGAAAACTTATTGCCTATGCGGAAGAAAACTGGAAAAGACACAACATAAAAGTTATCGTTTTTGACGGATTATCCGTGCTCCGAGAATATAGCGAATTACAGATGAAACTCGACAAAAACCTGGATGCTTCCGGAGATCCAAAGCGAAAGTACTGGAGAGAAAGGAATCTTGACGTTTTGGAACCGCTAAAAATGCTTAAAATGATACCGATCGATGTAATAATAATCGGAGGAGCAGAATTTTGTGATTTTGAAAAGGCAAAGCAAGCTTTATACCAAAATATTAATGATTTAGTATCTCAAAAAGTCATTTTTAGAATGGAAGAAGATGAAGAACGGAACATGAATTTTTATGCTAAAATAGCAAAATCCCGACAAAACGTCCGAAGTCTTGGAGAAGAGGTTCAATTTGCAACAATAGATGGAGACAGAAGCAAAGATTTCGTCTGGGATAGTAGTGAAATCATAAAAAGATTGCAGTCTGAGAAAAACCCGATTCTTGGAGGGTAAAAATGGATAGCCCTTTTCAAAAACATAATCCTTTGGGCCTTCATAATCAATACATAGGCTACGAACTAGAACAGGAATATTTCGATATTGCTAAGGCCAGACTGGAGGCATGGGAATGAAAGGAAAAAAGTTAAAAGAGTGGTTTGACGAAAATAAAACCAAGTTGGTTGACTGTCGAAGTGATGAATGCGAAATCAAAGTAACCATTGATGATTTTGATGTCAAAATCACTCCATCTTTTCCAGATTCAGAATTTCAAGCAATATTGAGTGTTGATGGAGAAACAATTGTTACATTCTCCTCTGTTGATAAAATATCCATTAGTTCAAGCCAGGGGATAATTTATGACGGGGGTTGGAGTTCAGAAATAAACATGCACTCTATTGATTTTGTTGTTTTCCACGATTGGTATATCGAATTTGGGGTGAAAAAATGAATGAATTCGCGAAAATGTGCGAATCCGCTTATGAATTAAAACGGATTTGGAAACAAAAAGAAGGAGACCGAGTTTACGTAAAGTATGATCTATATTTTGAGAAAAAAAATCTAACTCCCGTTAAAAATAATTCCCAGCCAGTGATAAAAGAAGGAGAACATTATCTAACCGAATATGAAGTTCAAAATTTCAACAAGCTTAAAAATTTTGTAGTGTGGATGCCACACATCGAACAATTGATTGATTTACTCCTTGGAAAATATGGAGATTTGTCTCCCCTTCTTACAGATTTCAATCGATATATTTTCCGCAAAAATGGAACCGGAAGACCCATTCAAATGTATGACTTTAACGAACTCTGGTTTTTATTTTACATGTTCCAGGTACACAGTAAGGTTTGGGATGGCGAGTTTCATAAAGTAAAGACTAACATTTGGGGTGAAATAATTGAAAACACATAAATACATAGTTATTGAAGGACTCGATAAATCAGGAAAAACAACCCTAATAAACACTCTCAAAGAAGAAATTGACGCAGAATATATTAGGGAGCCAACTCCGACTTTCCTTCGAGATTTTATAGGACGAATAAAAAAAATGGATCATCCAAATGAAAAAGAAATTTTGATGAATCTTTTTGCTGCGGATCGGCTTCTTCTAAAGCCAATTATTGACAAAGCGAAAAAAGAAAATAGGATGGTGATTAGTGACCGTTCGAAGTTTTCGAGTTATGCATATCAAGGACGTGAAAATTTTTCATACAACCAAGTTGTTAATAAATTTATGCCAAACCCTGACATCCTCATTTATCTTAAAGCTCCAATAAAAACTCTTAAATCTCGAGGATTTTCTCCGGCGGATAAATTCGAGGACCCCGAGTTTCTTAAAGAAGTAAAAGAAATGTTTGAAGTACCAATTCATTTATATTGCGCTCGGAACAAGATTAAATTCGTTGAGATTGATGCAACCCAATCGCCAGAGAAAGTTCTAAAAGACGTTAAAGAGGTGATAGAATGCTAATTGATCAAAATGAATATATCGCTCGATATATGGGGCTCGGCCAAAAGATTTTTGAATATTGTCGAATTTGGGATGCGGATCGCGAAACGCTCCTGTTTTATAATATCCATGAAATTCCAATCGAACATCGTAGAAAGATCAGAACCCACCCGATCGGGATGCCGGATGATGAAGGAACCCAGATATATCAGGGGGATGTTTTAAAACTCATATTCGAGACTCCCCAAGGAGAAATGATACTCAAAGGAGTGGTTCGCTCTCAAGGAGTTTATTGTTGCGGAGTTGATTTTATCCGAGATGGAAAAATTGATGAAGAAGACGGGATGTATATCGATGAACCCTATATTAAACAAAAAAATATAATAGGGAATGTATTTGAGGGGTGGGAATGAAAACCGCACTTTGCACCTATGCTATCGGGTTCATAGGTAATTTTATATGGGGAGGGGTTGTCCTTGGCGCATATTGTTATTACTATCAATTGCCATTTAGTTTCGAATTTCTCCTCGTATACTCGTTCATAGCAGCCTCTTTAGTGCTGTTAATGGTGGCGAAACAATGGGAAATTTAGTGATTGATACGAACAAACGCGGGATACGTGAACAAATACGTGTAATATCTTGGAGTGATGTGGTCGATGTTGACATTGGAGAGGAACGATTCTTATCTAAATCATCAGTTCGACTACATAAGGACGACGCAGTAAAAATAGCAAAGTATATATTGGAGGAATATGATGGCGAAAAAGGAAAAGATGGTTAGTGTTAAAGTATGTGCAAAAATAAGGGACGAAAAATTATTAGTTACTTTCGGATATTTTGATATTCTTCCAACGGAATCGATTGATGTAACAAAAGACTTAACCGCAATAGACAGAGATGATCTTGAAAGGTTAATTGAAGAAGATGATGAATTCGTAATAACCCAGGTCTTAATAGCTCCAGATCGTTTTATGGAGTTGCAGGAAGAATTGGGAATGAAATTAGCTAGGATTGCGAGAGTGGTAACTTCCGATAACGTAGGAGACGATTTCTAATGATTTTGGGGGATAAAGCAATAAAAACATTAATAGAAAGTGGAGATTTAGAAATAAATCCACTCAAAGAACAACAAATTCAACCAGCTTCGATAGATTTAACTTTAGGTGGAGAATTATTAATTCCAAAACGAGAAGAATTTTATAATTTTAGGAAACCAATGAATTATAAAAAGAGTCATGTAAGAAATTTTCTGGGCCCTGGGCAATTTGCTTTAGCTACAACTAGAGAATATATCAAACTTCCGAAAAATTTAACGGGGATACTTTATGGTCGAAGTAGCATTGGAAGGCTTGGCCTCACGGTAGAAAATGCTTCTTTGATTGACCCATCTTTTGAGGGAAACATCACTCTTGAATTATTAAATTGTACGAAGACCCCAATGCAATTACATGAAGGAATGAGAATTTGTCAGATGGTTTTAATTAAAACAATTGGGGTAGAACATGGTTATGAAGAAAGAGGGAAATACTTAAAACAAAGTGGTCCAACGGAAAGTCGTTTTTATCTTGAACAAGAGGAGTTTTAAAATGGGTGAAATATATTTAGCAAAAAATATTGCTAATGGAAAAGGTTATGTTGGACAAACAATTTATTCTTTGGCAAAACGCCAAAAAGAACATATAAGGGCTTCAAAAAGAGGTTCAAAACTTCCATTCCATATGGCTTTGAGAAAACATAAGTTTGAGTGGTATCTTTTAGAAGAAAAAATTTCAGAACAATTTCTCGATTTTTTTGAAATACGAAATATTCACTTTTTTGATTCTTACAAAAATGGATACAACATGACAAAAGGAGGAGATTTTAATCCTTCAAAAAACCCAGAAGTTGCAAAAAAGATAAGTAAAAAAATGAAAGGGAAATTTTTAGGAGAAAATAGTCCTAATTTTGGTAGGCCCCTTTCTGAAGAAACAAAAGCAAAAATAAGTAAAACACGAAAAGGGAAATATAGAGGGAAAAAAAATCCAATGTATGGAAGAAAAGGGAACAAACATCCTTTATATGGATTAAAACGTCCAAAACAAAGTGTTTGGATGAAAAAGAATAATCCTATGAAAAACCCAAAGACACAAGAAAAATTTAGAGGAGATAAAAATTCGGCAAAACGACCGGAAGTTAGACAGAAAATAAGAGAAAGTTGGACAGAGGAAAGAAGAAAAGAAGCAGCGAATAGATTGAAGGGAAATAGAATTAATTTAGGAAGAACTAGATCTAAATGGCCAGGAGCTTATTATTCAGAAAAAAAACAAAACCCTTGGACTCGAGTTTGGAGGGGACAAATCATTTATTTTGGTAATATCATTCGTCTCGGATATTTTGAAGACCCTTATTCCATTGTTTTGGTTGTTTCTCTTGTTCAAAAAGAATTATTTGGGGAGAGTTTTATCGATCCCATAAAAATTTTAGGTGGTATGAATTAGATGACGATATTTAAAGAATGTCCAGTTTGCAGAACTTATGTGTTAGAAGATTATGACCATATATATATGAAGTGTCGTAACTGTGGTCAATTAATAGTCAAAACAAAAGAGGTAGCAAAATGAAGTTACACGATATAGTAGAAGTAGAATTAACAAAAGAAGGAGTAGGCTTGTGGAATTCTTTCGGCGGGCCCGAACCTTTAGATGGTAGAAAATTACGAATCCCATTACGGAAACTAATGATTGTGTTTGGTCCCCTCCTGGAAGCTCTTGACGGCGATTTCTTTGTAAAAGACGAAGTGGTGTGTCAATGTGATTGTCGATCTAAAAAAGGGTAAAGAGATTAACTCTTGGGAGATCAAATGAAGTGGACTGACTTTGATGATGGAACTACTGATGATTGTGGTTATCCGGTTTCAACCCGGACCAGAAAGAAATCTTATCGTTGGGATGATCCTGGGACCCCATCTCACCGGATGGTTAAAAAACTAGTGGAGATATTTGGTGAGGAGCGACATTTATGAAAGATTTAATCAAAAAAATTAAAGAGTGTGAGAAATGTGAAATCTGCGGTCAAACCAAAAACAAAAGCATTGGACGAGGCTCTCAGGCTCCCCGTATTCTTTTTGTTGGACTCAATCCAGGAACAGTTGAAAACGGCAACGGAATCCCATTTTCAGGGCCATCCGGACAATTACTGGACGAATGGGTTAAACATCTCGGACTCGGATCTGAGGACTATGCCGTCGTCAACCTTATCAAATGTTATACCCGGTCTGAAAGTGACCTCAGTGGGGACGAGGCCCGGAATTGCCTTCCTTATCTCCGAGAACAAATACGAATCCTCGATCCTACCTATATCATTCCTCTCGGATCAAAACCAACCCACATTCTTCTTAATACCAACATAGGAATTATTAAATTATCTGGAAGAAAGTTTACCCCCCTAGAGGAAGGGCCCTCTTATATCCCCCTTCCTCACCCTTCATACTTTCTCCGTCGTGGGTCAAAAGGTTGGGAACAATTCTTAGACTTAGCAAAAGAAGCAATGGATGAAAGCAAAACTTTTACCACTTTCCCATCAGAAATAGAAGGCTTTCAAGAATCACAAAATATTGTATTAACAGAAACAAAATATGTCCCCCTTCATGTTCATACCACTCACTCTGTAACAGACAGTTTAGTCTTGCCAGAGGAACTAGCAAAAAAATGTAAAGAAAAAGGGTTCGGAGCCGTAGCAATCACCGACCACGGATCCGTGACCGGATGGTATCAATTCCAGGAAGCCTGTAAAAAATATGAAGTCCAACCTGTTTTAGGGGTGGAATTTTATGTTTCAAAAACTTTCGGAGATAAAGACAAAGAACGAGAACACCTTGTGGTCTTAGCGAAAAACGAGATTGGGATGAGAAATATTTTTAAACTTCAAGAAATATCCGACAGAAAAGGATACTATTATAAGCCACGGATTCGACTTGAAGATCTTTATGAATATCATGACGGACTTATTGTCCTTACTGCTTGTACCCAAGGAGTAATTGCCCAACCATTTCTTAAAGGACAGCCGGGAATGGCTGTTTTGAGATTGGAAAGGTTGAAAGAGGTTTTTGGAGAAGATCTATATCTTGAGCTTCAACCTCACTATGAATATGACGATCAGAAAAAAAGTAATAAAGAATTAATTCGTCTTTCAGAGGAATTTAATATCCCCCTTGTAATAACCACCGATCTTCACTACATAGAAAAAGAAGACAAAAAATATCATGACCTTTTGAAGGCCGTTGTTTTTAGACAACCATTGGGAGAGGCTGGTTTCTCTATTACAACAAATTATCTGATGGACTCGGAAGATCTAATTAGGAAGGGTAAAGATACGGCCATCCCAGAGGAAATCACGATCGAAGCTATGAAAAACACCATTAAAGTTGCAGAAAAATGTAGTGCGAAATTGACTCCTTATAAAAACGCGTTGCCGAGGATTAAAAAATGAGAGAACTTGAACTGCACACTCAATGGGTTTATGGTTCTCTACAACAAGCCATAACCGAACTTGAAATGAGAATGATAATCATGGCGGAACAGATAAGAAGAGCTTTTCCCGATCCCATTCAATTTTATCAAGGAAAAGTTTTGAAGGATATTAATGGGAATTTGAAAATCCCGGCGAGACATTTAAGTACTTGGGTTATGGCTTATTGGGCACAATTTGGTTACGAGATAATTATAACAAATGATGAAACATATATAACGAAAAGAGGTGATTATGATGTTATCACAAGAAACATGGGAAGATATCAACCGGAGAATCGACGATGAAATGGATTTTGAAAGGATATTTTACGAACACCATCACGAAGCTTGGGTAAGGAAGTGATATTATATTAATGAAAACTTGTCGACAAGAGGCAGAGAAAAAGGGGATTGTTTTAGATGATAAATATTTATCCAGATTAGAAAGGGAAGTGAAAGTAATAGAAGATGGCGGTTTTGCTGACTATTTTTTTATATTAAAGGGTATTGTTGATTCCTGTAAAGAGAAAAGAATTTTAACTGGTTGGTCGCGTGGGTCTGCCGGTGGCTCTTTGGTCTCATATTTGTTAGGGATTACCAAAATAGACCCGTTAAAATATGGGCTCCTTTTCGAGCGTTTTCTGGACCCATCAAGGAAAGAGCTCCCGGACATAGACTTGGACGTGCAAATGAGTCGTCGCGGGGAGGTGGTTCAAGATATAGAAGATACATATGGAGAAGAAAGTGTCTCTCATATTGTAAACTTTGTAAGATTCAAACCACGGAATACTATTAAGGATATTTGTCGTGTTTATAATTATCCTTTTACTGAAATAAATTTTTTGACCTCGAAGATCCCTCCAAGTGTTAAAACAATTGATGAAGCAGTTAAAATAACAGAGGTCCGAACTTTCTTTAATAAGCACCCCGAAATTGAAAAGGCATGTCGAGCTTTTGAAGGATCTATCCGTGGTCTTTCGAAGCATGCCGCTGGTATTTTAATCACTCCCGGGGCTTTATCGGATTATGTTTCAACAGTTAAGGTAAAGGGGGAAATATGTTCATGTTTTGACAAGGCCGAAGTTGAAAATTTAGGTTTGCTTAAAGCTGACATTCTGGGCCTTCGTACTCTTGATATAATTGCTCGGACCTTAGAACTCGCGGGCTTGACAGAAGAAGACTTGCCGGATGAATTTGATGACCCCAAGGTTTTTGAATTGTTTCAGGAAGGAGACTCTCTCGGCCTTTTTCAATTTGAAACGAATTTACTCACGGGAATGACAAAAAAGGTTCGACCTACCGATTTTGAAACACTATGTATTCTTACGGCCGCCGCTCGTCCGGGTGGGCTAAATAGCGGATCTACTGAACGGTATATCAAAAAACGTCTCGGGACCCTGGAAACTTCATACCTTCATCCGGATCTCAAACAATATCTCGAATCAACTCTAGGAGAAATATTTTTCCAAGAAGACATCATGAAGATTGGAAACGAGATTGGCGGGATCGAATTAACCCGGGCCTATCGGATGATCAAAGAAATATCAAAATCAAAAGGAGTCGAAGCCATTAATAAATATCGTGAAGAATTTGTTTTTGGAGCTCAAAAAAACGGTTGGAAAGAACAAACCGCTCACCAAATGTTTGATGTTATTCAAGAAGCAGGAGGATACTTATTCAATCTCTCTCACGCCGTGGGTTACTCTGCATTATCATATCTAACTGCTTGGTTAAAAACCTATTATTCGAAAGAATTTTTGGTTGCATTAATCGAATTCCCAAAACCTCAGAAAAAAGAAAAGGCACAAACTATTAACAGAGCAGTCCGAGAGCTTCGGAATTTAGGACATAAAGTTAAAACCCCTGATATAAATGAGTCCGGAGATAAGATAACAATAGGTAGCGATGGGGTTGTTTATATGGGACTATCTGATATTGCCGGAGTTGGCACAAAAGCGGTAGAAGAAATAATTCAACAAAGACCCTACTCATCTTTTGACGATTTTGTTGGAAAGGTTCAAAAAAGACGAGTCAATATTCGTGTCTTGAGAAATTTAGTCCAAGCTGGAGTGTTCGATTCTTATGAACGTCGAGATAAATTGTACTATTCTCTGGTCAATGAGCCATTTGAGGAATGGGATGATGAAGAAATGCACAAAAGGGAATTAACTGTTCTTGATATGCCAACAGAAACCCCTTTGATTGAATATGCTCAAAATCCATACGAAAAAAAGGTTCACATGACATCTTTAGTTGACATTGATTTTGATGAACGAGAAGAGGAAATTTTTGTTAAAGGAGTTATCTCTGACGTTACAATCCATAAAACTTCAAAAGTTCAATTGAAAGAATATTATGGTGATGTTCAAGATATGGCCGTATTTGATTTGGACGATGGTACTTACAAAGTATCTTGTTCTGTTTCCCCTCAAGCGTTACGTTCTTATAGTAAAGAAATCAACGATGGAGAGTCGGTTTTTATTAAAGGTCATACTTTTGGAATGGGGGAAAAACTTCACGTTGACGGAATAATAAGTTTATCTAACCCCAATGATAAAAAAACTCCGTTTAAAAAATATGTGGAGAAAAACAAACGTGAAGAAGAAGCCCGTAAGATATATATGGATGGGTATAATGTAAACGTAGTGTCCCAAGTCGTCTATCTCACCTCTAAAAAGGGAAAAGATTATGCCAGAGTAATGTTTACGAATGGAGAAACCTGGCTTTGCTTTCAACTCTCTAAAGACCTAATTAAAACCGGTGAAATATTGATTTGGTCATCTAATAAAAAACCCTTTTTAAATCTGCATCGTAAAGTATAAATACTAGTAAACTTAAAGTACACTTTAAGTGAACTAATTGTGTGAAGTGTAAACTATGAGATTGAAAGTTGTTTTTAAAGACGGAACCCCGAAAACTGGAATCCTGGAAGAAGACGGAAAAGTAAAAGGGATTTATGTGGATGCGGAAGTCATAACTCTCACAAAAATAGGAGAGGGAGACGCTGAATTCTTTTTGATAGCAGGAGAGACAAAACAGTGTTCTATGTGTGGAGAGGAACGACCCCGTGAGGCTTATAACGGTTATAACTCCCGTGGTCAGGTTCGCGATGGTTTACAATCCAGATGTAGGATTTGTCAAAAGAAAGTAAATGCAGAAAGGTTAGCAAGGAAAAAGGCCGAAGCAAATGAGAATGAGTAAATCCAAAATCCTTACTTTTCTCCAGTGTAGTGAAAAGTTCCGATTACAATATATTCTTAATTTAGGAACAAACGAAGAACCCGAAGAAGGAAGTCCTCTCAAAGTTGGGCTCGATTTGCACCAGATTTTTGAGGATTATTATACTCTTCCCGAGGCAGGAACCGTAGAAACAGAAGATGATATTTTTAATCTTCTCTTGCAACACCCTTTGGCACATAAAGAAGATAAGGAGATAGAGAAAAAATATCATCTCCATCTTGCTAATTTTGCGGCCTACAACTATCACGAATTGAAAGAAAAAGGATTAGAAAAATATATTCCTCCAGAGCGAGAATTGGATTTGTTTGATGACAAGTTACGATTGAGGGGGATCATTGACCGTGTAGAATACGGAAATAATGGCGGAATGAACGTCATAGATTATAAGACGGGGAGAATGAAGTCCCTTAAACATTATACTCTTGAGTTGAGTCTTTATAAGATCTTATACGAAAGATATAGTGGAAATACCGTTGACATGGCAGGAATATATTTTTCACAAAACGGAAAATTACGATTGACAGAAATTTCAAAAGAAGACGAAACCCGTTCTCTTCAAATTATGGAGAATGTTCGCAAGAAAGTTGCTCAGAAACAATTCGTTAAATCCCCGGGATTTCTTTGTAATTATTGTGAATTTGAAAAAATTTGTCAAACCGATCAATACTATTAAGAGGTGGTATGGTGTATTTCGATATTGCAATTCCAACGAGAAGGACATTCAAAGATACAAAACAAGACTTAGAAGAGTGTCAAAGATTAATTCAAAAACTGAATGGGGCCGCTCCCATATACAGGACGATTTATAATTTTACTGGGACTCCTCATTGGTCTAATGCAATAATTGATCGAATTTTTTTTGATTTTGATGTTGACAAAAAAAAACCAGAAACCGAACTTATAGAAGCCAGACGATTTCACGAATTTCTACTAGAAAAAAAACTATCTCACTCGATATTTTTCAGCGGAAGAGGTTTTCATATTTTTGTGAAAACAAAAACAGTTCACTCTAACGAACTCGAAAATCCGAGAGGAGCAGTAAAGCGAGCACATACAATTATAGCCGAAGAGGCAGGAATCGCACCGGATCCAACTACAAAAGACATTTTACGTATTAGTAGAGTACCAAATACACTTAACATCCGTTCAAAATTATTTTGTATCCCACTAGTTCATGAACAAATTTATCTAAAAAAATATCAAATCGAAAAACTTGCCCGCAGACAAAGGATGATTTCTCCGGTTTATTATGGAGAAGAATTACTAGATTTACGCGAGTATGATGGTCCAGAGTTTACTATTGATACCCCTGTTCAAGAAGAAAGAATAGGTGTTTTTGATGAAGTCATAGAAAAAGAACTTCCAACTTGTGTGAAAAACCTTCTTATCCAAGGGGATTGTAATTTCGAAGAAAGATATTTGATAATAATAGCATTAAGGGAGTTGATATATAGTAAAGATGAAATCAAAGAAATCTTAGAACGATATTTGACACCAGAAAAGTTTTATCATTGTATATATGAAGAGGAGCAACTTGACTATCTTTTCTCACGTGGGGATTTGTTCTTCCCGTCGTGTCAAAAAATAAGAGAAGATGGTTATTGTGTGCAGAATTGCCAAGGGAACAAAATTTATTTGGAAGTATGAAATGAAAATAACGAAGAAAAGCCAAATTGTGGATTATTGTGAATGGTTTTTAAAGGAGGTCAAACGACCCGCCAGGGCAAATGAAATAACTGCGTATATGATAAAAAACAAAGACAACGGGAATAGATTAGGAGTGCGTCCTGAGTCTTTTAGTGTTAGAATGAAAATGGAACCCGGAAGATTTTACTGTGAAAAAAAGAGAGGAGGATTAGTATGGGATTTAGTGGGTGGTTGAGATTAAAATTTATATTGATGACAGAGAACCCGATAAACTTTGTAAGAAAGCAGAAAAAATAATACCAGGAATAGAAAAGAAAAGATTAAAAGTAGGAGATATTGTTTGTAATGAACGTTCAATCGTTATAGAAAGAAAAGAGGTCCGAGACTTTGCCCAGTCGTTACAAGACAGGAGGATATACCGCCAAGTAAACAACATGAAAGAAAACTATGAGAATTGCTACGTCATAATCATTGGGGATTTTCTTTCGGTGTTAAAAAACAAATACATTCATTTTAATACAAAACAACTGATTGGAGGAATGGCTTCGATTGCGGTGCGATATAATATTCCCGTAATTCGAGTTGATAATAATTCTCAATTTCTACAACTATCCAAAGCAATTATAGAGAAAAGTGATGGAAAAAAAGTAGACGAAGAAAAAATAGTATTGCAAACCCACCGAACAAAAGACGTTAACTTAAATATCTTAACTTGTATTCCCGGGATCGGCCCCGGACATGCGAAAAGGATATTGGAAAACTACGACTCCGTGGGAGAAATATGTAACACCTCTGTGGAAGACCTAATGAAAATAAAGGGAGTAGGGAAACAAAAAGCAGAAAATATAAAAAAATGGTTGGTGTAAAAACATGAAAAAACTAAAAACCGAAGAAATAATCAAATGTTGCTTTGAATGCTCTCAAAACGAAACATGCCGGTTGGCTTCCAAAGTTGATGCCCGATATGAAATTCATAAGGATTGTCCATTGGAGGATTATGATGAATAGACAAGACATTTATGATAAAATGGCAGAGATAGAAGAACTTTCGGATGAGGTTGATTCGTCGGAGGGGATGTATGCTCTTCATTGGGATGATGTTTATGACATTGAAATCAATGGACGAGTCATTCCGGCGTCTTCTTTATTGTTAACAGATACAACTCTTGATGTATTTGGAGTTGCGGGGTTCCAAAAGTTTGAATTTTCTGAGATTCAGGACCTAGAACTATGAGATACAAACCAACAAAGGAGCAATTTTCAGAATGGCTCGAATCAGGGGGTAGTCTAAGAGGGCTATCAAAAGAGTGTGGTTATTCTGTAAAATATCTTTCAGATCTTTGTGAAATTTATGAACTGAAAAAACCCAAAGTTGGACGGCCAAAGGGATATAGAATGAGTGAAAAATCTAGAAAAAAAACCAGCGATACAATAAAAAGAATTCACGAGGAAGTAAAATGAAAGAAGAAGATTTGGTTCGTTTCTTGAAGGGGAAGTATGAATTAGAAGACGTAGTATGCTATATGCTTCGAGATCAAAGACTACTCGAAATAACCTTCAAGGATGAAGATGCAATGAGGGAATTTACCAAAGATTTCCGCTACGCAAAAAAAATAATGATGATTGAGGGATTAAAATTAACAATGCCACGGGATGATTTCGAATCAATTCTCTTGGTTACATTGGTTACCGTATTATATACTGACATTTTTTGGGGACAATATGAAGAAGAGGGGGAGAGAAAAAATGATCGTAAGGAATAGTAATGATGAATGTGTTCCGTTTGAACGAGTAAAAATTACGAATTCTCTAATAAAAGAGTTAGGGTTAAAAGAATTCAAAGCGCGACAAATATCCCGTTCGATAAAAGAAAGAGTTGACAAAATAGATACGGAAGAGATTATAGGAACTGATGAAATTCGTGATATGGTTTACGATCAATTAGTTAAAAGGGGTATGTTGGATAAGGCTCGAGAGTATAGAACAATTGGAGTTCCCGTTCATGAGTTGAGAGAAACAATAAAAACTCATGACAAAAACAATGCAAACATGGCAAAGAACCCAGAGACTGTTCATAAAAACGTAGCAGATAAAGTGATGAAACAGTTAGCCTTAGCGTGTCTCCCGTCAGAATTAGAGAAAGCACATTTAAAGGGGGACCTCCATTGCCATGATTTAGAATACTTTCCTGCCAGGAGTATAAACTGTTTACAACATGATTTGAGATTTTTTATCCGAAATGGTCTAAAAGTAGATGGAACTGGAGAGCATACTTCTGTGGCTGGGCCTGCGAATAATATTGAAACGCTAGTAAATCATGCTGGACAAATATTAATGGCCTCTCAAGTGAACATGTCTGGAGGACAATCACTCCCACTACTAAATGTTTTCATGGCTCCTTATGCCCAAGGATTGTCCTACGAAAGGATAAAACAAGCCATGCAAATGTTTATATTCAATTTAAATATGTCATATACCAGCCGAGGCGGGCAGAGTGTTTTCTCATCAGTAAACGTCGAGTTAGATGTTCCAAAATTCTTAGAAGATGAAGTTGCGTGGGGCCCGGGTGGAAAGCAAGCTGGAGTATATGGCGATTATTCTGATGAAGCGAGAATTCTTCAAAAAGCATTTACCGAGGTTTTGGCGGAAGGAGATGCTTTGGGAAAACCACACCTATTCCCGAACCCGATTTACACAATGCGGAAAGAATTTCTGGGTTCAGAGTATGATGAAGATTTATCTAAAATATTTGAACTCACTGCAAAATATTTTACCCCATATTTTGCAAACGTAATTCCTGACTGGACTGGTGGCCATTCGAATGTTATGGGCTGCCGTACGCGTCTTAATAAAAACTGGACTGGCGATTGGGATAAAGATACCCTAAGGACTGGGAATTTGGCTTATGTATCTCTAAACCTTCCAAGGCTGTCTTATAAAGGAGACATATATGAAAATATAGATCCGTTGCTACAATCAGCAGAAGAAATATTGTTAATTAGAAGAGAACACTCATTAAAACTCCTAAACAAACATAAAATATTATATTTCTTAACACAACCAGACCAGGATGGCACACCTTATTATAGAATTGAAAATTCAACCTTATCATTTGGAATGGTTGGGCTAAATGAAATGTTGCTAGCAGAGGGGATTGAAGACGGAATAGCTTCTAAAGAAGGCCAAAAAGAAGGAATCGCCTTACTAAAATACGTAAATGATTATACAAAAGAATTGACCGAAGAAACTGGTTATCGTTGGACAGTGCTTCAAACCCCAGGTGAAACTACTGCCCATCGGTTTGCAATGCTAGATAAACAACATTATGGAAAAGAGGCTATTGCAAATGGAGAAAAAGGAAGTTATTACTATACAAATTCTACCCATGTTAACCCTTCTAGTTCGATGAAACTAACTGAACGAATTAAAATTGAAGAAAAATATCACCCACTAACAAGTGGCGGGCATATTTTCCATGCTTTCTTGGGAGAAGATCGTCCAGATCCAGAAGCATTAGGGAGTTTAACCAGGAAGACCCTTCTGAATTCAGATCTTGGCTTCTTTGCTTATACTGGAGCATTTTCCTATTGTTTCCGGTGTAATAATTATATGAGGGGACTCCAAGAAGAATGCCCCAAATGTAATTTAGGTGATGAAATCGAATGGTTCAGTCGTATAACAGGGTATTATCAAGCCGTTGGCCATAAGAAGGATGCTATGGGCGGATGGAATGCTGGCAAACAAGCTGAATTAAAAGATAGGCATGAATACAATGTCCCGAGTTAAACTTCGTTGTCCACTCTGTGGCGAGTGGGTGGACTTGGACAAGGATGAATGGAAGTATAATAAAGATCATGATGGTATAATTCATGAAAAATGTGAGGAAAAAGAATGACAGTAATCGTAGCGTTAGAAAAAAATGGAAAAATATATATGGGTAGCGACAGGATGGCCACCTTTGGTAATGAAACAATAATTATGTCTAATCCAAAAATAAGAGAGAAAGGAGAGTTTTTGTTCGGATCTGCGGGTTCGTTATCTACTCTTCAAGTACTATTTGATGCTTTTAGTATGCCCCCAATCAAAGAAAAACAAACTCAAATCGAGTATTTGTTAAATGATTTTGCTCCTGCTTTCAGAAAAAGATTAAAAGAGCTTGGGATGCTCGAAGAGAAAAACGGCCTGCAACATTCAATGAACCATTTTATCATTGGTTTTAGAGGAAAATTGTTCTCGTGTGGTAGTAGTTTGGCTATGGTCGAACATGCTGATGGATACTGCTCTATCGGATCCGGATCTGAATTCGCACTCGGAGTTTTGCATGTTTTAAAAGATGACAAAAAACTAAAACCCGAAGAAATAATTCAAAAAGCCCTAGAGGCCGCAGCACATCACAATCCTTATGTGGCCGAACCGTTTGATATAATTTCAGGAGCAGAGAAGGAGGAATAAATATGGCAGCAAGTGCAGATTGCATAGAATATTCAGTAGAGGAAGCTGGAGCCGCAGTTGCGGCAAAAATGGATGACGGATATGCTGTGGCGGGAATAACAACAATGAAAACTGGGAAAATCGCGGTGCTATTTGTGAAATCCTCATGAAATTTCTAGTGCTAAAATGTCTTTGTAAAAATTGTGGGTTTGATATACTCACAATTATCAAAGGCGAACGAGACGATGGACGATGGACAGAGGATCAATGGTTTAGTTGCCCTAATTGCGAAGAACTCTTAGAACCCAACCAAGTTAAAGAAATCGTAGGCTCAACCGATTGGAATCAACTCAAAAATATGTGGAGAGATTATAGTGGATAAAAAAGCAGCACTTTTCACATCGAAAAGCGATGAATATTCAACCCCGGATGATCTTTTTCAAGGACTAAATAGGAACTTTAATTTTAGTCTTGATACAGCATCAACCAAAGAAAATGCGAAATGCAAAAAGTATTTTGTGAAGGGAGACAATGCATTAAGTAGATCTTGGAAAGGAGAGAGAACATTTACAAACCCTCCCTATTCGGCAATTAAAGATTGGGTTAAAAAAAATTATGAAGAATCAAAACTGGATCCGGGGAACCCAAAAGTGATGTTGATCCCGGCACGGTGTGATACAAAATATTGGCACGATTACGTGATGAGAGCGGCAAGTATTTATTTTATCAAGGGTAGATTAAAATTTTCCAACTCAAAGAATAGTGCTCCGTTTCCATCAGCGATAGTTGTATTTCATGGTTTTCAGGAAGGAAAAAGAAATGTCCAAGGATGCGACAGAAAATTCCAACGATTTTGGTAATTTTTTAGTGTACTGTGAAAAATGTGGGAAGCCATGTTTTTGCTCATTCAAAGATGGTAGGCTTGTTTGCACAGAATGTGGGAACAAACCGTAAAGTTTATATACAATGGTTCCCCAATACTATTGAGGTGTGGTTTGTGTTTCGAGAAGAACGGCGATCAGAAGAAAAACTTATACATGGAACTATTTTTTTTAGAGACGAAAGCCTATGCATTTTTTGCGAAAACGGGAGGGACTTAGGGGTCTCAGTTTGCCCACACTGTGGAACGTCAAAGAAAAATGAAAGCTAGAAACCGACGGAAAGGTGAAGTAAAAAGACGATTGAATGGGATTAAGCGACAGGGTTGTGTGCTTTGTCCGGAAACCAACATTCGACTCTTAACATTTCACCACCTTATCCCCTCTGAAAAAGACATGGAAATATCTGACATGGTATATCGACGATACAGTTGGAAAAGGATCCAAGAAGAATTGGAAAAATGTGTCGTTATGTGCAAAAAATGTCAAAGAGGAATTCACGAGCCAAATAATCCTGTTAATATAGAATATATTGTTGAACCTATCTTGGCCTAATTTTAGTTAACTTTAAATAGTAGTACTTTCCGAAAAGCTTAAATACTAGAAGAGTCAAAGTACACATTGTGTGTACTATGTACGAATATGTAAGAAAGTGGACGGAGGGGGCTATAATGAAATAAACGAGTTAGGGATCCTCCTATCCCTAGTGGCGATGTGGCACCTAAAATCTCTTGCAATGCAGGATTTTAGATACCATAAACAGGAGGTGCTTAGTATTAAGCGCATTTTATTATTACTACTCCTTTTCATAACAATAACTCCGACTTATGCGATTGGCGGATATTTTATCCCAGGCGGATATTATGGAGGGGAAGCGGGATACTATTACTGGGAAGATTATTGTCCCATGTGTGGACATTACGATTGCCTTCTCGTAAACCCCAAAGGAACTTATGAAGGTGAAATAACTTGTTCTATATGTGATGCAGATTATGATGGATGTACGGGAGCAGAGAAACATGGAAGTGGCGCTAGAGCGTGGTTGAGTCCTTATGAGGAACCAGAACCCGTTCAAGCACAAGAAGTAGTAGAGAATGTTACAATAGAACCCCCAACAAACACGACAATAACAAGCGATTGGGGAGTTATAACTGTTGATAACAAACACTTAGAATTGCTACAAACGAGCAAAATTATATATTAATGGAGGAAAAAAAGAATGACAGTAGAAATGTTATTTTATGTTTTGTATATTTTAGCAGCAGTAGGAATAGTTTTAAGAATCGTTGCTGATCGAGGATATGATTTAAAACCCATATTATATCCAGATGGCAAATTCCAGATGAATATTGTATTTACAATTGTCGCTGGATTTTTTGCATCAATTCCCACGATTAATTTACTTGCCGGACAAATCGTTATAACCGATCCAATGAGCATCCTTTATGGTGCATTTGCTGTACTTGTGACGGCTTATGGTGCTCCATCAATACTTGATGGAATTGGAACTATTGTAACCGGTACACCAAACGAAAAACTAGCCGAAGCCGTTACAACTACCGAAGTTGTAACAGAAGAAGCTCCAGGGGAAGCCTAATCCCCTATTTTTTTTAAAACCGTAGTAATATCATAATATAAAATTTTATTTTTAGGAGGATTTTTATGGCGGATATTAGTGGTCAACAAACCAAAATCTATAAATCTGTTTTCATAAATATGCTAATGAGGTACTGGGCATATCGAAAAAAATATGGCAAAGAACCTAACATTATATATATAAACCCAAATCTTAAAGGGGACTTTATTACTTTGGCTCGATTTAACAACATGAGAGCCAGATACGAAGTTTGGGAAGGAGCCCATGGCAGTCCACCAAACTATGTATGGATAGTTGCACCTACTGTGGCACAACAACCCAGTGGCGGAGTTTATGTTGAAAGCTCATTCTTAGACTTTGATCAAACAACTGATTATACCTGCGGACCAGCATCCTCAGTAATGGCCCTATCAGCCTTGGGAATAAACACAACCGAATCGGAAATGGCCCTGCGGGAATGGACCGTAGCCGGATCTGGGACAAGTCATGCCGGGATCATATCTGGTTGTAAAGCCGAAGCCGCCGAACATGGTATAACCTTAACTGTTACTGAACGAAATTTCAGTGATGGCGGTTCGACACTAAAAGAACGTTTCAAATATCTTGGAGAACTTATAGCTGATCCAAAAGTGGCAGTAATCGAGAATGGAATGTGTAGTGGATGGCCGACCTATTATAAATCATATAAAGGCGGACACTATGTTTTTGCCGTAAAAATTGATCTTAATCAACAAAAGGTTTGGGTAGCAGACCCAGCGAGAAGTGCGACCTTGGTATATTCATTCCAGGAATTTGCAAACGGATTAGCCGCACATAGCTTACCTAGTTTATTGATATTGAGGAGAAATTAAATATGCAACCACGTGAATTATATACAGATACAAAAGAAATAAGGCTCCCCAAAGAGCCAGCAAACAATCCGGGTACTAATATTATAATAATGCTCGGAGATAAAAGGAACAAATTTAACGGTGAGGATGTTGATATAATCAACCAAACTATCGACGAAGATGACCCCACCAGGATCGTCGCAACCGCAACTATAACTAAAACCAAAATGCTTAAATTTAAAAAGCTTGTGGCTGCGGACATAGTAAACTATTGGGATACTGATATCGATACGTTAGATAAATTGAAGTTCTATATGAAGGGTCGTTATAGTTCTGCTTTCAGTATTGACTCTATGGTTACTGTTGTAAAATTTGTAATAGATGAATAATTTCATCTATTTTTTTCCTCATTTTTTATGTATGAATAGGTATAGTAATTTCGTAAAGTATATATATAGTAAGGTACAATGTTGATATGGAGTTTCGACTCTATTCTTGCCAATTAGACCCCCGGCTCCAATGTGGTATATTGATCGGGAATGCTAGGTGAAAATCCTAGAGATGCCAGCCGATCCGGACGTGCCGTTCGTTAGGGATGGATTTCAACCCATCCCCCATCACTCTCACCCCCGTGAGGTAGTGGCAATCCTACTGGACTTTGAATCCGGTAACGCACCGTTCGACTCGGGCCGGGGGTATTCATATATAGGAGACAAAACATGAAACATGAATTAGGAAAAAAAGCACGAGATAAAGTAACTGGATTTCAAGGGATCATTACAGCCCGTACAGAACACTTAACTGGCTGTGATCGTTATCAAGTGACCCCTCCGGTTAAGGCAGACGGAACCAAACCCGAGGAGTATTGGTTCGACGAAGCAGAACTTGATATCATTGGAGATGGAATTTCTCCAAAAGATGTTCGGGGAAAAGAAAACGGCGGTCCAAAAGACCGAAAATTGATGACTAAAAAGGAGTAATGATAATATGGAAATGTTAGATAAATATCCTTTAGCAACAGTATTGAGTGGCGTTGGTATAATTATTGGATTCTTAATGCCTTTTGTTTTTTTACTGGCTCTAATTCCAGAAGTGTATTTAGTGACTAGAAGCGAACCAGAAGTGAAACAGAATGCAGCCTTTTTGATCGGAGCAACAATTATTTTGTTCATCGTAATGTTCCTGATCTATTCGCTATTCTAATCTATCGGTACAAAACTGGCATAAATTCACCAGATGGGTTCGTGGGTTCGAATCCCACCCCATCAATTTGTTGTAAAAAAAGCCTTCGGGTTACAACAAAAATATTTGGAGACCTAAGCACCATTGTGGAGGGGATTATATCCCCCATTTTCCACCTTGGGAGAAGATTATGTTAACAAAATTAGAACAAGAAATTATTAAACAAATCACTCCCGAATCCACACATCTATATTGTAATCCCGATGTGTATTTGGAAGTTATTCGTTCGATGTTTTGTCAAGAATTATATCTTTATTATCATTCCATCACTATGAAGACTTATGAAAATCAGCCAATGGCAATATTAGTAGTGATGCAATTTTTTGGAGATTTAGAAATTCACTATTTGGAAGATCTTTCTATGGACTTCCTTGTAAGTCCAACAATATTTGGAGGAGAAAAATGAACTTAGAAGACGCGATAGGAATGGCTACCTTAGCTCATAATGGCCAAAAAGACAAAACCGGACAACCAGTAATCCTTCATCCATTACGGGTGATGATGGCAATGCCAAACGATGAATTGAGAATTGTTGCGGTTTTACATGACATAGTTGAAGATACATGTTGGACAGTACAAGAACTAGAACAGACAGATCTTGGACCACAGATAGTAAAAGCACTAGATGCAATTAGTCACAGAAAAGGCGAAACCAATGTAGACTACATTTATCGTTGTAAATTGAATCCCCTTGCAAAACAAGTTAAACTAGCGGATATCCACGATAACGCTAGTCCCTTGAGACAAATGGGATTAACCGAAGAAACACGACAAAGGTTAAAAGAAAAATATGAAGTTGGTTTAAGAATATTATTGGAGGAATAGAATGAATATGAAACAATTTCTATGGGCATGGATAATTTTAATTATTGCTATGGGAATATTTGACGTGTTCGCATGTTATTGCAATTGGGGCACCTTCTATGGTGGTCTCAGTTTAGGATTCGCATTGTTAATGTTTTTCAGTGCTATAACGTTATATTATATTATGAAAATACAAGAGGTTATGGCTGAAATAAATGATTTAATAGAATTAGAAACGGCCGAGGAATAAAAATGTATGAAGATATACCACGGAAAGAAAGGCTAATATTTTGGGCACTGATAATAATGAGCTCCCTCCTTATCTTAACCGATACCATTGGACTATTAATAGGCACCGAAACTGATTTGTTCGGACTCGGACTCGGGATTGGGAGTATGTTTGCTGCTTTTAATTACTATTCATATTCAGAACTTAAGTTCAAAAAAGAGAATAAAAAAGTACTTAATATAAACAGCAACAGAAGTCGCCCACTTCTGTAAGTGGGTGATGAATGTTGCTTGATAAATTCTTCCTTTATAATATAATCAGTATTACAGGAAGGAGGTGTAATTTTGCTAAAGGCTTATAAATACAGGATATATCCAACAAAAGAACAAGAAGAATATTTTGCTAAAGTATTTGGTTGTGTAAGATTTATATACAACAAAATGCTACATGACAAAATAGAATACTATAAAAAAATAGGAGAAATGCTAAACAATACACCTGCACAATATAAAAAAGAATATTCTTTTTTAAAAGAAGTAGATAGTCTTGCACTTTCCAACGCACAACTTAATTTAGAAAAAGCATATAAAAATTTCTTTAGAGATAAAAAAATAGGATTTCCAAAGTTCAAGAAAAAGAAAGGTTACCAGTCTTATACTACAAATAATCAAAATGGAACAGTAACACTTGAAGGTAGTTATCTAAAAGTTCCAAAGTTAAAGACAAAAATAAAAATAAAACAACACAGACAATTTGAAGGAAAAATTAAATCCGTAACTATATCAAAAACGCCAACAGGCAAATATTATGTTTCTATACTTGTAGAAGAAGAAATTAAAGAATTACCTAAAATAGATAAAAAAGTAGGTATAGATTTAGGTATTAAAGAATTTGCTATTTTATCTGATGGAATAAAGGTAGAAAATCCAAAATGGTTAAGAAAAACAGAAAAAAGAATTAAATTGATACAAAAATCATTATCAAGAAAGCAAAAGCAAAGCAAAAACTATGAAAGAACAAGGCAAAAACTTGCAAAACTACACGAAAAGATATCAAATCAAAGAAAAGATTTTCTTCACAAATTATCTTCTAAAATTATACACGAAAACCAAGTGATAGTTTTAGAAGATTTACAGGTAAAGAATATGCAACAAAATCATAAATTAGCCAAAGCAATAGCAGAAGTATCATGGGCAGAATTTAGAAGAATGTTAGAATATAAAGCAAGATGGTATGGTAGAGAAGTAATAATAGCACCACAAAATTATGCATCAAGTCAAATTTGTTCAGAATGTGGATATAAAAATTCTGATGTAAAGAATTTAGCATTGAGAGAATGGAAATGTCCAAAGTGTGGTGCAGTTCATGATAGAGATATAAATGCAAGCAAGAATTTGCTAAAATTAGCCATATAAATGGTAAAATCGGGGATGGAACAGCCCTTTGAGCGTGGGATAACTTGCTCCGTTGGGAGTATTGACCACGAAGCCACCACTTCTATAAGTGGGGGTAGTTCACGTGATGACATACTAAAATATGAACACCGAAGAAAAGGGGGTGAAAATGTGAAAAGAATAGGAATATTTGCCCTATTGCTGATAGCTTTAACCTTTGCCGGCGGAGCTATTGCATGTGACCCACCTCAGCAAAATGATGGAGGGGATGCCACAGCGACTCAAGGACAAGTTAGTACGAATATTAACGACCAAAATGTAGACGTAGACCAAAACAGCGCGAACGTTAATGATAACGACAACGTTAACCATCAAGACCAAACCAGTACCAATGTCAACAATAATAACAACCACATCTCAAACACCAACACAAACATGAACCCAGTAACGGTTGTAACAACTGTCTCAAACCCAATAACCAACAAAGTCGTGAGCATATATTCGGCTTCTAATAGTCAGCAACAATCCAACAACCAGCAACAAGGACAAATCCAAAAAGGAGATAATTCCGTTAAGTGTCCAGTTGGCTACACTCCCGTAATTGGTTCCGATGGAAAGACTTATTTTATGCCAGTCTCTGCCACCCAAACCGACGGGACAGGAGTAGGCACACAAAATACTGGTAGTTCTCTTCTGAACCTTATCCTAGGAAGCTCTTTAGTGGGTGGAGGAATGTTCTTGACGAAGTTTGGAATGTAAAATTTCCCCTATTTTATTTTTTTTGCCTGCGAGGCCATATCGGAATTGGTGCAGGACTTGTAATCCTGTTGTTGCGGGGTCGGATCCCGTCGTAGGCTTTTGCATGGGTGGCAGAGTGGTCGATTGTGCCGGACTGGTATTCGGGGTTCAAGGTAAGGCCAAAAAGTCAAATGCTTCCTCTGGTGAGGTTGTAAAAAATGTAATAAGATTTTTGGTACTATGAAGGTTGGGTTCGAATCCCAACACCCCACTAAAAAGAGGTAATAAAATGAAAGTTGATTTAAAGAGAGGTGAAGGATTAGAAGTGATAGGAAAACATTGTTGTGAAGCAATGAAACTTGAACTTCGAGTCGGAAATATTGTAAGTGATACGATAACATTGGCAGTTCCGTTTCATGAAGATAATGACTCTTCAAAAGAAATAGAAGCGTGGATGACTATTTATTATTGTCCTTGGTGTGGGGAAAAAATAGATATCATAAATTCGGCAATGTATAAAACAGAACAGACTCTTTATGAACTTTGTTATGAACATTGGTTAAAATGGAATCCGATATAGTTGAAAAAATTTGGTGAAAAAATGAAAACAATAAACAAATCCTACAAGATAAGAATATATCCAAACAAAGATATAGAAAGTAGGCTATATCGAAATATTGGCCAAGTTAGGTTTGTTTTTAACCAATTGAAAGAAATAATGGACAAAGACTACCATTATCTCAAATCTAGAGGGTTACAACCCAAACTGGTTAATCGTAAATATCTTAATGTTCGCCTTAACGAATTAAAATTTAACTATAAATGGTTAAAAGGATCTGATAGTACCTCGTTACAAGCCGTTTTCGATGTATTAATAGATAGTTTCATAAGATTTTTTAAAAAATTATCCGGGTTTCCAAAATACAAAAGTAAAAAGAATCCCGTTCAGTCGTTCAAATTGAAGAATAATTCAAACTCCATTCGTATTGAAGGAAATAAAATACGGCTAAATAAATATGGATTTGTAAGGTTTAGAGATAACCGTAAAATTGAAGGTAAGATTTTAAGTGCTACAATATCTCTTAAAAATGGCAAATGGTATTGTAGCGTTAATTGTAAAGATGTACCAATAACAATAAAACCCAAAACAAGTGGAGTTATTGGAATAGACCCTAATAGTAAATATTTGGTATTGAGTAATGGTTTAAAGATACCCAATTTAAAACCAGCCAAAAAATATCTATCACGGGTTAAAGAGCTATCTAAAAGCTTAAGCAGAAAACAGAAAGACAGTAACAATTGGTATAAAGCCAAAAAGGAATTAACCCGAATACACGACAAAATCAGAAATCAAAGACGAGACTACACACATAAAATTAGCTATTTCATTGTAACACATTTTGACCAAATCGCAATGGAAAACAGTAACAACAAAGCAATTAATTCCTTCCTAAATGGCCACTGGAACGACAACAACTCTTATGAACTAATACGACAACTGGAATATAAATCAGATTGGTATGGTAAAGAGTTTGTTAAAGTAAATCCTTATAATACTAGCAAAACCTGTCACCTCTGCGGTCATATCAATGAAGACCTGAAACTCTATGACAGAAATTGGGTTTGTCAAAGGTGTCAAGCCAAACATGATCGTGATGTTAATGCTGCTTTAAATATTGAAAAGATAGCTTTCGAG